CCCGGTTGACCCAATCCCCATAGAGACGGCGCAATCTGCTTAATTCATCGGGGGTAGCACCGCCCGCAATCTGCTGAAATCGCTGGGGCTGATCGAATACTTCTCCCGCCACATCCGTTGGTTCCATGGACCCGGCAATCTTGCGGCGAAAAGATGTGTCGAATGTGGTGCGATAGGAACGATAGAGTCTGTTGGTAGCTTCGAGTTGCTTGAGTTCCTTCGGTTCAAGAATCCCCGATTGTTCCAGTGTTTTGTCGATTCCGTCGATTACGTCGAATGCTACGGATTTGTCGCGTGGAGCGGCAGTAGAACGAAGGATAGCGCCCGCTTCAGAACGACGCGTAAGTAGTTGCTCTACGGTCGGCCCCGTTGCCCCTTGCGCGATAGCTTGCCCCGTTGGTCCTTCAACCGATGGCGTCAGCTTTTTGGCATTGGCGATTATCATTTGCTGCTCGCCCGGTGCTAGCCGTTTCCATTCCTTTGCCGTGATGCCGAGACTTTGAATGCTCACGCCTTCGGTGGATGCCATCGTGCCGGTCGCATCAAGCAGATTCCGCGTTGGACGCCCATAGGTATAGCCGGTATCCGTGGCAAACTGCTGCGCTCCCTTGATTGCATCGGCCAATGGCGTCGTATCGGGGATAGCGTCGGTTTTAACCTTGCCGAAAATACTCTCGTACTTCTTCCCTAGTTCTTCGCTCGCCCGATGTACCGGACCTAGAATCGTATCGTAGAAGCCACGTTGGCGGCCTATCGTGGCTTCGCTGGGTAATGCCACTCCCGGCGCAACTTTCTGGGGTGCCGCCGCTCGTGCCGCTACGCCCTGTTCGGGAGTCCTGCCTAACGCCCGCGTGATGGCTTCTTGCTTGGCTTGAGGGGCAAGAGCTTCTGCTGCTTCTTGCGGAGCCGCCGCCATTGACTCTGCTGCCTTCGCGCCGGTAGTTGTCTGCTGCGCTTCAAACTTCTCAACCGCTTTCATTCCAGCCGATTCAGCTTCTCGCGCGCCCGCTGCAAGTTGCGACGATCCAAGAGCGCCGGACACCATGCTGCCTATCGGTAGCATCTCGGTTCCTGCGCCAATCGCAAAATTCACCGCTTCCTGTGGAAGTACATTCGACATGGAAAGATCGGGATCGCGGCCAAAAAATTTCTTATTGATTTTCGCTGCCGTTATATCGGATGCCACAAGGCCAGCACCAGCACCCGCCGCCGTACCTAATCCCGGTCCAAGACCCAAGGTGCCAAGGGCAGCGCCGCCTGCCCCAGCGAGTGCGGGTAGGACGTACTCTTCCGCCTTTTCCACCAAGCTAGGCAGGGGTTTTTGAAATGCCGCTGTACGCTGCGCTTCCGCCGATAGTGGACGCACATCTACTAAGTCGAAAGGATCGACCTTGCGCCCTTTCGATGCAGAAGCATCCACAAGTTCTGATTCGTCAATAACTGGCATTAAGGTGTCCAGTAGCTTCCATCGGGAAGTTTATAAACGGGCGCACCAGACTTGGTTGTCTTGTTCGGAACTAGGGATGCACCTTCTGGGAGTTTAGTTTTCGAAGCGGCTTCTACTTTTATCGTCTTCTCATCGATCCCTAGACGGTCAAAATATTGTTTCCGATATTGCGCTAACTCGCTGGCGGAAGGCGTTGTCACTGCTTTCTTAAATGGATTTGCCGCCTTCCATTGGCTCAATGCGAATGCATCGGCTTGTTTATCCAGCGCCATCTTTTGAGCGGGAGTTAATGGCTTCCCACTTCCCACTGATTGCTTTGCAGTTTCAACCGCCGCTTCTTGTGTCGCTTTCGCCGCTGTTGCTGCGGGTGTAGTCCCTGCCTCAAGTCTTGCCGTTGTTTCAGCCGAAGCCTTTCTTGCTGTTGCAGCGATTGCTTCAGGGGAACCTTCTGCCCTTATTCGCGCTGTTGTAGTCGCAGTTGTTTTTGCCGCTTCTCCAAGCGTTGGATCGGGAACTTCAAAAGTCTTCATTGCGGATGGATTATTAGGAGTAACGTACATAACATACCATTTACCATCCGTACTAGACTTGTATGGTTGTGTATGGTATGCGCCCTTTGTCGGATTCATCAAGTCAGTTACTATGGACTTTCCCCATTCGGGTGGCATCGCCCCGACAGCTTTTTTTATATCGGGGGATACTTGATTATCGGGAATCAGATTCAGGCCCGTTTTGACTTGATTGCTGAGGATGGACTGTTTCACCCACTCTTTTGGGTCGGCTAATGCATATACTTGCTGATCTGCCGGAACTGTTTTAGTAATTAAGTCTCGTAGGGCTTGTTCGCTCTGTAACGATGCCTCAAGTTGTTGATTCTCCATCTCCATGTGTCGGATGGATGCCTGTTTTTCGGCAAACTCAATGTCACCGCGTTGATTGCCACCCGCCGCTTCTCCCAGCCCAGCCAATGCGCCGATAGGACCGCCCATTGCAGCACCCGCTGCCAACGGAACGCCGTACTTAAGCGCAAAGGTGCCCAGCGAGCCTAGCCCGCTGCCAATGCTGCTTAGAATGCCGCCGCCCTGTGAATCGTCAGCCATCGTCTATATCTGCGGGAACTGGAACTGATAGGTTGATCCCGCCGGTCCTTGAATTTGTCCGGGCTGCACGCCACTGGCTATATCGGGTTTTGGCGCTTGCCGTTGCATCGCTGCTAAACGTTGCGCTTCCAAGTATTTTAGGTACTGCTGTCCCACTTGGCTGGTTCCTTGGAGACTGCCCAATACATAGGGGTTACCCTTACCCTGATCTTGCTCAGTGGTGCTTGCGGGATTAGTACCACCCGCTGAAGTAGGCTGGAGAGATGCGGGAAGTGTGGGCGATATTCCTTGGATACCACTCATCTGTTGAGCGCCCGGAAATCCCGCGCTTCCAAGATTAGCAAGCTGCATTTCTGGTGTTGGGGTCGGCGCGGGCGTAGGTGCCGCAGGGGGGATTGCCGCCGATTCAGTCGCCGTTGTCGGTCCAGCCACATAGCCGGTACCAGCATCCATCGCGCCTGTTGCGGCCTGTCCAGCGCCCTGTCCACCTAATCCAAGCATACTGCCGATTCCCCCTAATCCGCCGCCAAGCCCTGCTAATCCTCCTAGCGCGGTCCCTGCGCCCATCCCAATTCCCATGCCTTTGTAGCCGCCGAGGTTCCCGCCTGCCAGTCCGCCAATGCCGCCCATCATCATCGGCAATCCAATAGCTTGTCCACCGGGTACGAACATAAGGCCCGTCCCAAGCGCGGTCATCAAGCCGCCTGCAATGTCGGAAGTTATCCCCGATCCGCCGCCGCTCATTTGCTACCTCCTGCTGGCCCGCTCGATATCGTTGTTCCCAGCCCCCCCTTCATCTCACCAATCGCACCGCCCAACTGGGACAAAATGTTGTAGGGCCAGTTCGCTTGCTGCGCCGCATTCTGTTGCGCCGCATTCAATACGTTCTGTTGCTGCTGCTGCTGTGCTCCGCCAAAGCCATAAAGGGCCTGAGCGGGGGCATACAATCCTTGCACCGCCGACGGCGCATTCTGAGCCGCATTGAGCATTTGTCCGCTCTCGAATTGGTATGCGGGTTCGTAAGTGTTCGCGCCTAAAGTTGCGAGGCTCTGGCCTAGCCCATATTGAGCGAGTCCCTGAGCCTGATTAAATCCCGATGAATTGAGCGCTCCAGCCTGCTCATACTGAGCCATCAAGGATGGCGCTGTACCCAGCATATATTGCTGAGTTAGCTGGTTGGCGGCTTGGTTGTAGTATTGATTCAGGTAGGGATTCGGTCCCAGCATTCCGCCGCCTGCGTACATCCCCACTGTCCCTGCACTCAAATCAGCTAAGCCTTGTGCCCCTCCGGTTTGTCCCGCGCCAAGCGCAAGCCCCTGATTCTGGTAATCCGAAAACGGAGCCACCTGATAGTTGAGTCCTTGTGGATATTGCGCAAGCTGTCCGCCCGGAAATACCTGCCCCGCCACCCCGCTCAGATATTCAGTGGCGTAAGGCTTAATCCACTTGGGTAGCGTGGTCGTTGTCGAGGATGAGTTGCTTCCGCCACCGCTCATGGGTCAATCTCCTTGCGAAGAATAAGCTGGTGAATGCGATATCCCTGCTTACCCAAGTGGGCCATCCACCCATGCCGGGAAGAAATCCCGTCCACATAACGCAGTCCAAGCTCCCGCGCCCGCTTCTCCAGTCCCGCCTGCACTCCCGGTAACGCCCGCGTGACGTTCGCTTTCTTGCTGTCCATATAGACAATCCACACGAACAGCGATAATGGCACTCCGACGAATTCATCGGGGAACATCGTTATCACCACAAAGCCCACTGGCAACTGTTCCCCGTCGGGAACAATCAAATGGCATTCACAGAAGATGCGCTGGGTGAATCCCGCTTCAATCCGCTGGCGGACATGCTCAGGTATCCATTGGCCTGATTTCTTGTCCTTCTGCTTGATTCGCTTCAGGCCGGGCAAGATGAGCTTGGGCCATAGCAATGTGAGCAAGTCCCGGTCGCAATGAACCAGATGATAACCTTGCTGCGAATTTTCTACCAAATGCTCCATTGACCAGATGCTCCGTCGATCAGCCTCACCGCATCATACTGCGTAGTGAGCGTATAACTCGCGCTGCCGTCGATTGTATCCGTTCCATATGCCACAATCACTACCCCAAATGGGTTAGAATCCAGTTTCTTCACAATAAGAATCGTACCGCTTCCCGTCGATTGTCCAAGGTTTATGGTTTGCGCCTCCGTTGTGGATGCCGACGCACCGATGAATGTATCGGTCGCTTGGACCGCGTAGGGCGATTGGGTCGGGGAACTGACGTTGAAGATGCCGAATCCACGAACAATCGTTGAAAGATATGTTTGCAACTTCTGAATAAGCGATTGAAGATACTGGTCGTTTTGCCTGAATCCATTGGCGATATCCTGCCATGCTCGCGGGAGTTTCGTAGGCTTCGGGGGCTGAAATTGCGGATTTTGCGGGTAGGGCACGTCACACTTCGCCTCCCACAAACAAGCTCACGTCGCCCTGCGTAATCTCACATTGGGAATAGAAATCCAGCCGGAACCGCTGCAATCGCGCTGTATTTACCAAGTTAATCCAACCATCCGTGGAGATGGGGAATTGTCCATTACTGACCGGAGTTGTCCCCGCCACATATTGGTTAAGAGGCGTACAGATTACCGGGGCTGGGGCGCCCGATGGGGTGCTTGGATAGGTCTGGAATCCCGGTCGTATCCGATTGCACGAATACATGGAATGCCGATCCCCGAAGTCTTGAGATGTGATGTAGCAGCCGCCAGCAAATACCGACGAATTCAAGTAATCGTACCCATAAAGGCTGTGATCCCTGAGCGCCACGCCCGATATGGTCGTCGCTCCCGCTTGGCTGGAATCTCCCGTCAGTCCCACCAAGGGCAGGTCGATATTCAATCGCCCGAATCCCCACGCTCCCGTTCTCCGATACCAGCAAACGTAGCTATCAAGGCTCCCGCGCGGACTGGCATTCTTGCTCGGATAATGCCAAAACACCATATCGTTTTGCAGGTCGAATCGCCCCGCCGCATTCTGCAAGTACGGCACATCGGCGTCCGTGTTGAAAAACCATTCTTTGATGTGATTGGGGATCGGATTTAGGTTGTATCCATCGAACACCCAGAAATCGTCCGGTCCCAAGATGTAGTGATAATCGCCCGCATTTACCACGCACTCATTGCCGCGAGCGCCAATCGTAGTCGATACAATCGCCGTGGACCATCCAACCAGACCGCCTGTAAATGTTCCAAAGTGCAGGGCATTCTGCTTGTATAGCGCCACCCCAGACCGTAGCCGATGCACCGCCGTAATGTTCCCCGCCGTAGAATCAAGTTGATTCACATAGACCTGAGAGGCCGCATCTGGTGCCCACGAAGCCGTCGCGGATAGATTGCTGTAGAAAAGCTGCGAATTCGGGGGCACTAGAATCAGGTTGTAGTCTGTCATCTCGCACAATGCGGAAATCGGAGCCTGTACCCCGCCTAGCGTTGGCAGCAATAAGGCAAACTGGCCTGTCGCAAGGGAATAGTAGTAGGGATACGCTACCCCATTGACGGCTACCAAGTACTGGCCGTCCGCCGTGAAGCGCCAGCGGTTTCCCATGTTCGGGATGCCACCAATCTGATTCGCAAATTGATAATTACTGTCCGCGATATAGAGAGTATCCGCCGTAGCTCCGGCAAGGACCGGCGTAGCAATCAAGAGCGCCGATGCCATCCCCAACACGGAGCCTTGCAAGGCGTTGGAGATTCGTCCCAGTGCGGGCATCGTCCGAAAGCCTTTCTCGGTAGGCCAGACATTATTGCAATCCGTGACTACCCCCGGCGTAGTCGAATCTTTATCTGGAGCGTAATCCATCCATGTCAACGGGGTTTGCATTTGAATTCCCGCACTACCTCATCGGCCAATGCCTGTGTATCGACTGGACGTTCCTTGCGTAAGCGTTTAGAGATCATCCGGCCCAACTCGACGTAATCCTTTGAATTCATTGCCGCTGCCATCTGTTGGCAGGCCCGTTTCATCACTTCCGCTGCAACCGCCGTATTCATATATACTGCTTCATCAAGCTCGGAGTTGCCAATGTATGCGCCTGAGTAAGCAGCATCATCAGTGCTTCGTCAGTATTCCGGTCGAAATTCATAATCCGGGGCGAATTGGGCACCCCAATTTCCAGATATTCCCGGCAAATTTCCGCACAAGTCGCGTTAATTAACAAAATCCGCCCATCTGTTACCCAGAAATTGGTACTGTCATCGTCCGGGCTACTGGTATCCGTGGACTTAGGAGGCGGCTGTATGGTCCGTTCGATGGTTAACTCCACCGGATATTGACCGTTAGGCGTCGGGAACAGCCGAATATTCTTGCCCAGAACGTAGTACATAGTGACCGGCAACGATGTGAACGGCGGTTGCAAGGGGTCCGCGTTCAACATAACTTCGTATCGTTCCGCGTAGCCAACGGGAATCCAGATGCCATTGTACAGCACCCGGACCTGATTGACCTTTTGCGTTCCCGTGGGCAGGGCATAGAAGAACTGCCCCGGATTGGTAACGATATCGTAGTTAGTTTCTTCGGCTGCCGCCAATACTTGAGGACCGAAAAAATCGATCCTCTCGCGCATCATCGTCTCGACAAAGCTATCGGATAAGTCGGTACGATTCAGTCGCCATTTTATCTGATGGCGTAAGTCGCCCCAAGTGAATGCCATTCATCTGCCTCACCCGAAGAAGCGTATCGTCTTGGTCTGGTTCTTTGCAGGATGCTGGGAATGCTGATTCCCGTCGCCATCCATCTCTTCCAAGTCCTTGGTCAGATACGACATGGAGCCTTCCAGACTGACCGGCAGTGGGCCTTCGACGCCGCCGGGGAATAGCCCCGTCACCTTGTAGGTTTCTTTAGCGGCCATAATTTCTCCTTACAGAATGCACTTCACCGTAAATGCCTGAGCCGTCGGCGTCACGGTCGTAGTGCGGCTCGGATTACATAAATAGAGAGTCGCCGTACTTGTCCCGACTGAAATGAACGGATACAGCGCACCTGCATCAATCGTGGCACTCGATCCCCATGCCGGTTGTCCATGCACAGATACCGAACACGCGGAAGTCGCCGTAAGGCCGCTGATAGATACCGATCCCTCGTTTATGCACTGAGTTAATCCCACAACGGTCGTGCCGCTCGTAATGGTCTGCGATGCCGTCTGTGCCAACCCGGTTCCGCCCGCGCCCAATCCCACAACGCTGCCATTGAATACCTTGGTGCCATTCGACCAAATCGATCCGTCCGTCCCCAAGCTCACCTTCGCGGAACTATCCGGGGTCGTACTGGTGGCGTCGTTTCTCGGCAAGGTGCTGCTGTCAGTCGAGGCGTAAATACTCAACCAATGGTCTGTCGCAATCGCAAACTGATTGGAGCCGTAACCAATCGCATCCGTCGATCCGTTGATGCTACTGGCAAGCCAGAATTGATGATACTGATTGCCCGGCCACGGCTGTACCGGGTTGCCCCAACTGTAAGTCGCCGCATGGGTGCTTTGAGTCGGGGTTGCCGTGGCGGTATTCGTCGGACTTGCCGTAACGGTAGGAGTCGTCATAATCGTAGCTGTTGGCGTCGCACTTACCGTTGCCGTCTGCGCGCTGGCTTGCGGGACCGCATAAAGCAGCCCCACAAGAGCCAGTGTCAATGCAATTAAAAGTGGTTTCTTCATGGTCGCTCCTTAGCTGCCGTGGTATTTCATATTGTGGACGTACTTTCCACCGTGCGCCTTTTCTTTGCGCTTCTCCGACATCATGATCGCCACGGCCTGATCTTGGCTCTTAACGACAGGTCCGTGCTTAGAGCCGCTGTGGAGCTTTCCTTTGCCCCACTTGTGCATTACCTCGCTGCTTGGCACAAATCACCGATTTTTGTTGTTCGGGCTGTCCACGCGGTTATAGGTCTGAGGGCTGGATAGATTCACTTTCTTGCCGCCCGGTCCTTCCAGCCGCGTCTCGCCTTCCTGCATCGGCGCACCTTCCGTCGCCATCATCCCGATCATGCCCTTCGCCATAGGGTCGGTCTGGCTGAACGTGGTCATGCTGCGCTCCTCGCTCATCGGATCGAGGTCGTACTGGTTGCCGACTTCCGGCCCGCTGAACATATCCCAATCTTCCGGTACGCCACCCGTGAGCATTTCCATACTAGTCGTATAACCGGCGCGGTCGGAATACTGAAGTTCGTCATTCATGCCCGGACTCCAGTTATATTTCGGCAAATATTCCGTGCCGCTTTTCATACCAAACTTGCCGTCAGCCATTGTATTTCTCCTTAGTCCTCGCTCGGACCCGGCTTTTTGCCTGTTACATTTCCCACGCTGATGCGAAACGCCCGCGAGCGCGCATCCTGTTCGTGTTCCATCGCGTCAGCCGCGCGGAGCATATCCGCCCGTGCTGTCGCCATCATGTCGCCCATCGCTCCCTGCCGCACACCCCGTGGCGGATAAACTATCCGGTCGATCCATAGATCGTCCGGTTCCTCCATGTGAGTGCCGCCGGGACCGCGATTGTCGTAACCGTCCCGGTAATGCGGACTGGGATTGGGATCGTGGTCGAGAATGTCATTGCTCGGCCACGGTCCGTATCCAAATGGAACATAAGGCGGTCCTTTCATTGTCCCGCTCCTTAGAACGTCACCGAATTCGATCCCAACGGCTGCATCAACAGGTAGCCCTTGATGATTCCAGTAACCGTCCCACTTCCGGGGGCCGTGATGATCTTCAGCATGAAATCAAGGCTCCCGTTGGATGCCGTTGCTGCCGTGTACTGCTTCGGCGTGGCTCCCCGGACCGGTGCTTCCGCTGTGGTCCCGTCATTAAAAGACATCAGGGGGTTGATAACGCCCGCTGCCGTTCCACCAGCCAGCCCATCGTTAAAGTAGGTGGCCTGAAACGCGCCAGCCGATCCGCCTGTGTCGCCCAAGCTGACCCGGATGGTATTGCCGGTATCCAATTCGGGAAGTTCGACGTTGTAACCGAGAACCAGCACACCGCCGCCGCCGCCCTTGTAGGGAATCTGGCAGAGCGCCAACGTGTCATTGATGATGAAGCCGCCCGCCGCAACCAGAGTTGCATTGTTCGCCAGATTGAACGAAAACGGTTGTGCGAATACTCCCATCACTCCCGGAATGAAAACGGGGTTATCGTTGTAATTGTCCGCGTAGTACGCAGTTGCCATGTTCGCTTCTCCTTATTGCGCCGCGTAAGTCGAAATTACGATGGTCGCGTAGTTGCTTGCCGTTCCGCCCACCGAGACTTGCGGCTGTGCGCAGCCCCAAATCAGACCGGCTGTTACCCGCAACTGGTTGCCCGCATCCAGAATTTCCTCGTACCAGCGGACCCGGAGCGGATGCCCTTCCATGTTGTCGGCGCTGCCGAATGCCACGGTAAGCGCCTGAGCGCCCATGAATACCGCTCGCGCCACGCTTTTCGTACCCAGAACCGTAGGCGATGCCACCAGCGTTCCGTTGGAGAGCATCATCTGGTTTTGGGTGCTGTCACCCCACGGCACGTTGGCATCCGAGTGTATGACCACGTTCTCGTAGATGCCGATTGCGCCCGTGAATATCGGATTGCCCGTCACCTGACCGCCCTGCAAGGCCATCCCGAAGATGTTACCCCATTCGCCAGCGGTGAAGTTGTTTTTCAGATCGCGGACCTGTGTGGGATGCGAAAACAGCATTCCCGCCACTTCCACGCCTTTCAGAACCGGCGGCTTGATCGGGAAAATCAGGGTGCTTTGCGCTTTGGCGACTGCACTGGTCAGATATTCCAACTGCATGATGTCGCCATTGGTCAGCGCCGCTTCATTGGCCGCTCCACCTGCCAAAATCTGATGATTGGCATCCAAGGTGGCGCAACCATTCAGGCCAGTATAGGCGACGTTGGTCTGGTTGGTGTTGCAGGCTGCCTGATTGAGCAAGCCCGCATCGATGATCAGCTTTACCCAATTGGCAAGCTGCGCATAGGCCGCGTCACGCATGGACCACGGTACACGCTGCTGGCTCATCTTGCCCACGATCAGCACCGCATTACGTTGCTGGTTGATCGTGAACGAAGTGGTCTGCCAACTCATGGGTGTTTCCTGACCGGCAATCGGGAAGTCCCCGATTGTACCCGGCCCGGCTAAGTTGGGCAGGAAATCAAATTTGACGGTATCGCCCGGCCCTTTGAGCGGTTCGTCAAACAACTGGACGATGCTCGTCTGGTCGCGGGCGTTCAGTCCCGGTGCGATAAGCTTCGCAAGAACGGGGGTGTGGATGGCTTGAACGAAAACGCGGCGGGAATAAATTACGACTGCCGCCGGGTCATTTTGCGCTACAACAGTTTCGGCCATGATAACGACTCCTTCTCCTGCGTCTCCTACGCAGGGCTAAAGTTAGCCGCTATATGGCTGCGGTGGGCCTCACCGCTTTGACCGTCAACACGGTGAGGACGTAGCAGAGACTATTTGTAGGGCGGTTCCCTGAAATGCCGCGCGCCCATTTTCTAGGACTGAAACCTACGGCATGGGCTGCCGCTAATCCATTCTTAGAACGAATCGCCGGAGCTTGTCAATAGGGGGAACGAAAAAAATCTCACTTAGATGGCGATGGCGATCTGAAATCCCGATTCAGGTCGTACCGGCTGGAATGATACTCGTTGCTGCCGCTGCGCTTGAAGAAGTCCGGGTCAGTCCACATTTTCTCGCCGCAATGGATACAGAACGGCCCCGCGCCAAAGAAAAACCAGCCCATCACGCTAGGCGACTGTCCCGGCCTGTTCTGATTCAAGCCGTGCAGCTTCTTGAGCGAGCTTTTGCAGTAAGCGCAGGTAGTCTCCGCGTCGATGGGGAACATCCCCGTCGCCCCTTGCCGCCAGTGTGGATTGAAACTCATTTAAGGTGCCTATTTTTCCCGCTGTTTCTATATGGAGCAAGAAGCTCGCTAATACGGCCTAATGCAAATATGCACGCTGTACTATCGGAAATGGGGGTGTTGCTTAGTACGTCTTCAATACGCTCTAGGGAATAAGCCATGGCACTCCTTTCTCTCATATTGGCGACTGCCTCTTGGCGATAGGAATAGAGTTCTAGAGCGGCGCTAGTAAGCGAAGAGGGTACGTCTTTCCCATCGAGCGTCTTTGTGAAAATCTCGCTCCAATTATCTGGAGTCTCATTTGTATTCTTTGCCATTCGATTCTCCTATGTGTTCCTAGTTGTGCCCCGGTATCTCAATCTCAGGCAGTTGCTTGGCAACCTCCAAGAGGGCTTGCGCCAGCATGATTATGGTTGTCCGCGTCAACCCTTCCACTTGCGCCGACGCTACCACCGATGGCCGCTGTTCCGGGGGATGCACGAAGACGGTGAACTTGAACGATCCATCGCTGTAACGATGCGGATTGGTTGCGGAAAATTGAAACGGTACTTCGCCGGGTATGTGGATAGCCATTAGAGTTGCCTGAATTGTCCGCCCGCGATGAGCGCATCGAGTTGTTCGTCAGAGAGATTCAGAACATCCGCGCGGCTTCTCAGCACCCGCGCACCTTCCGGACTTTCCGTCGAATGCTCAGAAAGGCTGTTGGCGGCTTCCGCTACCCGTTTCGCCTGCAATACCCGCTGCCGCGCCGCTTCTTCTTCTGCCGGGGGCTTCGCCTGCGGCGTTCCGTTCTTGTAGCCACGTCCTTCGGCCAATTCGTACACAACGGATGCGATATTCCGGCCCCGCCGCTTTGCCGCCGCGTCAAGCTGGACCTGCCGATTCGTCAGGTAGATATCGCGGGCGATAAGTGAAGCGGCCATTTCATCCGCCGTCCGGCCTTCCTTTTCGGCCATCTCCGCGACTTCCGGCCTACCGGCAATCTCGTTCACCGACGCCCGGTACTGCGGAGAACTTAGAACTTCGCCGGTATGCACATCGGCCAATCCGCTGCGCTGCCATTCACCGATCTCCGATTGCACCAAGTATTGGAGTGCCTTGGGGTAGTCGGGCTTTTCCGCCGTGAATGTCGCTTCCTGCATACGGATATTGTTGAGTTGCTCATCGCGGGCCATTTTCGCCTTGAGCGCCGCCTGCTCCGCTTTCAACGCTTCCGTCTCGCGCCGCAACACTTCCGCCGGATTGTCCTCAAACGTAGGCTCCGGTTGCTGCTCCCGTTCCTGCCGCGCCCGCAGCGCCGCCGCTTCCTGTTCCTTTTCCAGTAGTTTGCGCTCCAGCTCACGCGCGCGTGCCTCAGCTTCCCGCGTCCGCTGCTTCTGCGCCGCCCATGCCGCTCCTGCGCGCCGTTCCTCTTCGCTCTCCACCTTTGGGGCGGGAGGTGTAGCCGCAGCGGGTGGAGGTTCCGCTGCGGCTGGCGTGGGCGGGGATTCTGCGGGTGTCGCCATTTCCTCGATTGGTTGTGGCGCTTCCGCTGGCTGGCTTTTCAATTCGGCTAGTCTAGCCGCGATGGCCGCTTCTTCGGCGGCTACCTGCTTCTCCAATTCTGTCGGTTCGGACATGGGCTATCTCCTACGCGGCCTTTTGTACCGCTTTGTAAATGGCTTCGGGTTTGGGAATCCGTCCGCCGAATTTGATTCCTTCTTTCTCGGCTTCCTTGATACATTCGATCAAACTGGCAAAACCTCCTACATTGGCATGGATCGGCAAGCCCTTCAGCAGTGCCAGATTATCTGTTAGATTTTCGATGGCTGATTCAACCGAATCGCCGCCACCAACAACTACTCCGATTTCATCACAGTGATGCGGCCTGAATTGGTAAAGACCGTTTATCTTGCAATAGTGATAGAGCTTCGTCCAGCGCAATGCTTCCTCTGGGATATCGAGCGTTTTCCATTCATCATCAATCATCGAGTCTTTGGTGTTCTTGTCGTAATGAAGCGTAGCCTCAGCGGCAAATTGCCATGCGAATTCCGGCTTGACAATAATGCCGTTCGCCCCCCGCCAGATCAGGTCCGCAAAATTAACGATGCTCTCTAGTTGGTGTTCCCCTGTCTGTCCGGGCATTCGGGGCGTTGGATCGATAAAATAGGGAACGCCATCCGCCACGCGCACTTCCGTAGCCCACCAATCCCGGTATCCATAGTGCGCCAGTACGGGAGACATGGCTTCATTGACTGTCTTGATTTCGTCAGGTAAATCCTCGTCTGCCATCACGGAGCCAAGATAAAGTTCGTTTTTCTTTTCATACCCTTGAAATGAATAGGCTGGATAGTTTCCATCAATACACCATCCATCGTAGCCAACTTCCATGTCGGATTCGATGTCATCCTGTACGACGAATGTAATATATTCCTTAAGCCCCCCGAATATCACCGCGAGATTGGCGAGCGTGCTTTGGCTATGTTCATAGTTTTCGTGGTGCCATGTCTCCATGTTCGCACGATACTGATTGACTTTCACCCATTTGTTATCGTTCTCTTTCAGGTATTCAGCTAACGCTGATATGCCCACAATGACTTCGGAATGAACGATGGGAAGGCCGACGCCCTTCAGTACATCAAGAAAAAAGTCCCGATTTAGTTCAAGATCAGTTGCGCCCATCTGACCCCATACGGCTTTGCCGATACTTCGCAGGTATTTCTGCAAACCGGAGAATCCAATATCGGTGAATACAAAAAGATCGATGGTTTCAAATATCTCGGGGTCGAATATATCGCTCAACCGCTTGAGACGATCCAGCCCATCGCCATTAACGCAATTACGGATGTCCCGGTATTCCGTTTCCATTGGAGAATGGTAATAGACTGTCCGCATCGTTTCGGCAAGTTTCTCGCCCACGCTGATAAATGTACCGAAATCCACTACGCAAGCAGTTACTTCTTCTACCGGTTTCATTTGCGATTCCCCGCCGCGCCGCCATCAAGTGCGATGAATGCGGCATCGTATTCCTTTGGATCGACACCGAGCAATTTTGCAAAACCGTATTCTACGCTCTCTGCATAATGATGCTGGGCTCGATAGGGAGAATGAACGTCCGAACCGGGATCGTCCGTAATTATACAACCGCATTGAGCGCGATGTTCGCCCGCCATCCGCCGTTGTTCATATACGAAATCATATTCATCTACCCGTTCTTGGGACACGCCGTGATGATAGCAAAGTGTAGCTTCCAGTAATTCGTGAATCGCGGCCAATAATTCATAGCGCCAATTTCCCACATCGGAAATACGAATACGAATATTGTCAGGACCGCCAATAAATTCCCAATCGGCCCATGTCGCATAACGTTGATGTGGGTGCTTAATTGTCGCGATATCGATCTTCACTGTTGCGTGCCCCGCTGTGGCCCAAACGCTTTGGCCGCCGTCTCCCATGCCTTCATGCCCGCCAAATTCTTATCGTGCTGTGCTTGGAAGATATTAAGCAGCATCTCCGTCATGGCTTTGGCATTATCACGATTAGATGCCTGCGGCATGAGCTTGGCTTCCACCATCGTCTTTTGCGCCCGCGCCATGTGTTCGCCCACCTTGGCCTGCGTGAGTTGAAGCTGTGCTTGCGCTTCCGCCGGGCTACGCGGCTTCCCGCGTCCGCCCACATTCGCACCCTGCATCGCCATCTGCATTTTCTGCTGCTCCTGTTGGGCCATTTGCTGCTTCAATTTCTGACGGAACTTGACCGGCAGAGGAACGTAATCGAGCATATCGGGCAGGAAGTTGCCGGTACGGATGAGTATCGGGGCGAGTTGAATCAACGAATCCGCATACCATTGCCGCAGGTTCGGGTCTTGATCGTTTTCATCCAAGACCACATCGTAGCGCAAGGCGAACGGCTCTTTGGCTAGTTGCACGAACATACTATCGTCGGGACCGCCTACCCGCACCCAGCGTTCGTCAGCCATTAGTTTCGTGAACGAATAGATAATCTCGCCTTCCCGCTTACGGAACCATGAGAGCGAATCGAATTCGGCGGCTAGAATGACCATGCCCGAAGTGAGCCGCCTGCGCAGCGACACTCCCGGTACGTTGCCTTGGTCGGTGCCAAGCATCGACGTGGATAGTCCCGCCACCTTTTCAATCGTATCCAGACAGAACCCCAATACTTCCATCGACCCGGCGGGAATCTGCGGGATCGGTTTGGGGGTAATTTTCCCGCCAGAAATGGCTCCGGGCTGAACCATGTTGACTGATCCAGCCCGCGCACCAGTTTCCTCAATGTCCTTTTTATGCGCCGGGGTAATAGCCCCGGTTTCCGCCAGATATCCGCCCTTGGTGGCCGACCCCATCACTTCCAGCACTTGCCGGAAGAAGGCGTTGGCGTATTTCTGCGGACTCATCATCACGCGCATAATACCGTAGAAAACATGGTCCTCTTGGTCCCATGTCCCTGTCATGCAGTTGAAGGTAAAGCCGGGATAATTGTCGTTAGTGGGAAGCGCCGTCGGCGCATCCAGCATGATTCGCCGCTGGAGCAAAAACATTCGCTTGTAAATACGCTTGTTCTGCTTGTCGAAATCCTTGATGCGGCCCGCACCCAACTTGAGCAACCGAGCCTGATACTTCCGGTATTCCGATAAACTCAGCCAAGTATCGTCACGTTCGATAGGATCGAAGAAATAGTAGCCCAGATCGTCCTGATAAAATTGGAATTCGCAAATCGGTACCTTGCCCGGCTTGCTTGTGGATGCCCCTCCACTGCTTCTATTGAGCGGCGCAGTCATTATCCACGGCACTACATAGGGAATCGGACGCTTTGCGCCGTAACCGAAATCGGGGAACTGGTCTTCGTTGACTGCGCCCCCGGCGGCAGTGCGGAGGAAGATTGCCTGATCGGACCATTTGTGGATGGCTTCCTCTACGTCCATGAAGGATTCGCGTGCCAGCCATTTGACGCCATCCAGATTGATGGAATCCGTCTCCGGCCAGAGCATCTGCTTGCCTTCGATGCGCTTGTACCGGGGCAGCCCGGCGGCATCCGTGGCGCGGCTCACGCCGATATCCACCCAGCCCATGCCGGTAACCAGCTTGTCCTCGAATGCCATGCTGCGCCAGTAAGTTGCCATCGACTGATCGCAAAACCATTCGGCAAGCTTGGTGATAAGCTCGCCTTTTCCTGCCGATTGCTGGTCCTCAGCGTTGCGGGACATGAAAATTAGGGCGGTAGGAGTGCGGCGCTCGATGCCGGATGCGAACTTGATAAACTTCTGGACTTCGTTGATGGCGGTATCGGGACGGCGCGCGGCCCTTAGGATTGCCTCATCTTCCTTGGAAAGCTGGTGATTGTCGCGGAAGCGGTAGCATTCGGCGGCTTGTTCACGCCAGCGTGAGACATGTTCGGATTCCGCCCGCGTCATCTCGCGATTGGCCCAGCGAACGATATGGCTGGTGCTGGAAACTAGACTTGCGCCATCGGTGACGCCCACTTCGCCCACGTCAAAAGACGGGGTTAGCGCGTTAAATGAATCACTGGGAAGTCCCGCTGGCAGTCCCAGTGTGCCTGCATCATCCATGACCATTCCCCTCCGCACCCACCACATCCATCATGCTCAAATGCGTACTGACGGCCTGAATGAGTTGCTTGCGCATCAAATACGGATCGTTGCTCAGTTTTTCCGTAGGCAGCACGGTTATAGACATTAGCAGATTCATACCGATTGCAAACATCTCTTCCACTGAAAGCGTCGAGCCATGATCCGTATATGCGCTCAAAAAAGCATCATAGGCTTTCTGGCTGATTTCTTCCACCTTGCGCTTTGAACGGCGCTGAAGGGCTTGGTCGATTGGAGTAGGAGCTTTCATTTCATTTGAAGTACGAGCTTGTTGTACACTTGATCGTAGTCCGCCCATTTCGCGTTGCCATCGGGAAGTTCCGATAGGCTCGCATCCCATTGTTTTTCCACCATCTTACAGGCATAAATCATCAAACGGGGAATATAAAGGGTTCGCGCCAATTCATGGCTAGGTTTGACTTCCATTTTCTGCCTCCTGTCTAGCTGTTTCCTTTTTCTTCGGGGGCCGTCCGCGCTTGGCCTTGGGTTTGGTCGCCATGCCCATCGCAATCAATCCGGCGCTCATCTGTGCAATCTGCTCACGGACCATGATCTGCCGCGCCTGTAATTCCCTAATCTCCGCGTCCAGCGCCTTATCCTGCGCCCGATAGTCGGTCAGCATTCCTTGCAGCATTTCCATGAAGGAAGGCGGCTTGCCATTCGGGGACGCACGGGATACGGATTGCGCAGGCTTGGGTACCGCCCCGGAGATTGCCGTTGTCGCGGTAGTCGAAATGCCCCACTGCTCCAAAGCGGTCAGCAATTCATAGACCTGTATATTTCCGCTGCCGCGAGCGTCCTTCCAGAACTTGATGGCATCTTCGGGTATCGGCTGGTTGTCCTCGGTAGTGCTTGCCAGAGACTTGCGGAAGGCATCCTCGATTCCCACCAATGCGACCATTTGGGAATTCTCGCCTTCGATAGTCGCCACATAGCGCCACGGCTTGTTTTCCGGGTTGACCGCCTTGGTGCAAATCAAAGTGAACTCGAATTTAGGCATTAGCCTCCCTCGTGGCTGCGGTTGTTTGCGTACATCTTGTCCAGTTCCTTGCGATAGCAGATGGCGGCGGCTTCGCAGATATGGACACACGATTCCATGCCCTTAATGTCTGCAGGAGTGCCGAGCAATTCAAGCAGCTTGCTGAGCCGCGCCGTTTCGTAAATGTCGAGACGATCTAGGTCCATATTCCTTAAAATCCTTGTCGCTCCCATCTGGAATCGCGCATTCAGGGCAATAAGGCATTACTACCCACCTTTCGATTTTGCCCCACCAAGTAACCGTTTTGCGATACTGCACATTATCGAGGGGAGTGAGCCGTCCGCATTCACAACAGAAAAATACCGCCCATTGCTTCCAATTCACAATGCCGACTCCCATCTGATCCCATCAGCCCTTCACCTGTTTTGCCGTGTTGTTTTTGGCTGGTGGATATAAGCGGAAAATGTTAACCATGCGTTCCAACTGATAGGTTTCCTGAGTTGATGGTGGTTTCATTTCTTGCACTCGCCATTCCCCCTCTGCGATTTTTGTCACCCATAACTCGCCATTGTCGATATCGGTCTCGCTATACTTGAGATACGCAAGGGCTTCTTCGATAGCCTTATTTTTGTTGTCAAAACTATGATACAAGGGATTCAATACGCGCTCTCCCATGATCCGCCGGTAGGACCGGCATGATCGTAATCTTCCTCAACGTCTTCGGTTTGTCCGCCCCATTCGACTACCAGTTCCGGTTCGTGTATCCGAGAGAGGCAGTCGAGCATATCATCGTGAGCGACGCTGCCTTCGCCCGCATAGGGGAGATACTCGCGATTCACAAAATAACTGATTATCTCGAACTTGGTACCGTCGATCAGCGTCCGTTCCATGCGCTTGGGCAACCAGATTTTAGCGCCCTTGAAATCCGACACAAGTTGAATAATCCGGTCGTACTTCTTGAGTCTGCCGCCATCCATGCCCTTGATGGCTTTGCGGCCCACGCTGGTAACGGTCATATCCGCCATGCCCTCCTTCTCCAGCGCGGCCTTGAGAAACACAGAATCGGCGGCTAATGAATATTCTTCTTGAAGAATCTGCTTGGGACGCCACTTGCGGGCAAACTTGACCAGCGCATCTATCCGTTCAATGGGGTCGATGCGGTCCAGTACGGCGTCCACAAGAAACCAGCGTTTATCGGGGCCTGCGGCCAGCACCAAGATGCAAGTACGGTCGTGAGCCTGATCCTTGCCGAGCGCCGGGTCACAGAGAATATAGGTGTTGTAGCGATAGATTTTGTCGAGGTCGTCGGGCTTGTAGAAACATAACCATTCTTCGTTGAAGCCCTGAGTGATGCGGGGGACGGGTTCCTGTTGCCACTTGGCGTTCCAGATGTAGGAATCCGCTTTATGTTCTTCGTACCAATCCCTGCCGTAGAATTCTTCCCATAAGTAGGGGCCATCGGGTTTATCTTGGGCTTTCAGAACCAGCACGCTCCATTTCTTGCCTTCATCTTCAAGAATACGGCCAGCCAGATCGCGCGGTGCCCATCGGGTAACTACCATGACAAGCCAGCCGTGGGGCCGGAGCCGATCCTTCACAACGCCCTTATACGTCTCGTACAGCATATGCTGCGTGGTTTCGGAGAGGGCTTCTTCGAGGTTTTTGATGGGATCGTCTATCACAATACCGTCGGCGCGGCGTCCCGTATAACCGCCATCCATGCCGAAGGAATAGAATGCGCCGCCCTGAATGGTGCGGAAGAAATTGCCCGCATGATTACTGGGGTCGATTTTTACATCGGGGAATGCGAGATGAAAAACCGGGCTGGTACTCATAGTATTGCGGATGTGGGAACCGAAGTCCTTGGCAAGCGGATCGGTATGCGTGAGTAAGATGAGATTTTTCTTGGGATTACGACCCAGAAACCACGGCATGAATGTTTTGGTGCATATCTCAGACTTTGCGTGACCGGCGGGCATGAATAGCATGAGCCGCTTGATATCTCCGCACTCCACCCTTTTCAATACCGGCACGATGCGTTCCTGCTGGTAGGGGACATATTCGTAGCCGGGGTTAAGAGCCAGATACATCTCCCCAAGGGAATCGTGGCAGAGTTGTCCGATATCGTCAGCCATTTGCCGCCCAGATTTCGTCGTGTCGGCACTGGTAGGGCCGGAGCTTGGTACTCTTGCAGAGAATGCAGAACTTGTCGCTCTTTCTGCCGTTCACATTGATCACCTTGATGTGTTCGCCTATCCAGTGGAGAAGCTCGGCGTAATCAGGGATAGGCGGTGTTGCGAATCCTGTCCCGAACTGAGGATTAGGTTGATCGTTGGTTGCCTCTGCCAGCCGTTCGGCTCGTTTGGCGGCGCGGCCAGCAACCATAGCGGCGATTTGCTCAGGGGTTCGGGTCGTCATTTTTTACCTCTTTGGCTTCGGCATCGATAGTCTCGCCCTTCAGGGCTTTGTCACGGCGCTGGCGGGCTTCGAGAAGGCGTTTGCGTTCTGATTGGTCGATTCCAGCGGCCCGCTTAATTCCCTGATTGGGGTTGAATTTAGCCGCCAGCACATCGCAATTACGGGCTTCCGTGAGGACTTTAATCAGAAATCCGTCCTTTCCTTCCTTAATCTGCAAATTACCATCTTCGTCTTTCTCAAGATATAGGGACTCTAGGGCGAAATACCGGGTCCGATACCACGCCAGCCGCTTTTCAATATCGGAGGCCGCCGGGAATATCCGGTCGAAAGTAGTCGCCTTAGGTTCCGGCAATGCCGCTCCCAAAGCTTTGAGAATATGGCCCCGGTGACGGATAACGTGATCGAGAGCGTAGGTGGGACTGACACGTGCGGCGATTTCTTCCAAAGTTTCCCTGCAACTCAGTACCAAGTAATCCAAGAAGCGGCGGTCCTCGTGCCAGCACATAGAACAACGGGTAGATACATTCCAGACCTTGGGGGGATTTTGCAGGAAATGGGTGTAGGCACGATCCGCGCCCGCCCGCGCATCTTCTTCGCCCCAAGGGTTAAAGATGACAACTCGGCCCATCTTAGTCATTTTCCAAAGGGTGGGGTAGGTTTCTCCGGGGAATCATGGGGTCGTATTCGCATAATTGGCTTATTCTTTAGGTTCGAGATCGTCGCTACTCACCAATCCAAAGGGGTAAAAGTCTTCCTCTGAATCATACCGTGCCCAAATTAATTCCGCTAACTTGGAAAGCGCCTTTGCAGTACGATAAAGATTCGCTCGTGGCACAGCTTTCTGCATATAGGCCGCAACATTAGCAACGTCCTGATCTACGATGTCTATTTTTCTCATGCTCCTTCCCCTTATTCGCATTCAGAATCTACAGCCTTCGTCCTGATGATTCCACCAATCTAAAGCCTCTTCCACAATCGCCCTAACCTCATTCTCCGTTAAAGTCTCCAATCTGCACCGCGCCCGCAGCGAGCAAATAGCCGCTTCACGCAACCCCCACAGCAAAAGATATAGCTCTAATTCCATAGCTTCACGCCCGCGTGAGACTCAACGTCAGTCCGAAAAATCCCCGTTTTCATGAATTCCACCTATAACCCCTTATAGGCTCGGAACAATTAAAGCGCGCATCTGGGCTACCCCGCCACGCAGAAGCCGCATTTCGGGTCGGCCCTATGCGGATGGCGGACACAACCTGCCAGCTTAGGCCTGGAGCCGACGGCTGGAGTCGAACCAGCAACCTGCCCGTTACGAGTGGGATGCTCTACCGTTGGAGCTACATCGGCGTGAGAAGGATCAACGGGCGTTGCCCAGGCCTGGATGCAGTCCCGAACTGCTCGCGTAGCAGTCGCGACCTGTGTTTTCACAGCCGCCCGCTCATCCTTCTCGGCCCATCGCTTCCTCGCCATCGCCTGCGCTACCGGGTCCGGATAGCATCGGCACGTCTTACAGTGCTTCTCAGGCATATGCGCATGGTACGCTTCTGCGCATATGCGGTCAAGCGCTTGTGCGCTGCTGCCTAACTGCTTCAAAGCCATAGCCCCTGCTTCGACCACTTAGCGAGGGGTTAAAGGGTATATGAACGGGATGACCGCCCCCTTTCGCACGGTACGCCTAGGGTTTCCCCGTACCACCCACAATGCCCAAGCTTTACTGCAGTAATCAGCCGGGTGCCCAGCCTCCCTGCACTGCCTACACTCCCGCTTGTGACGTACCCACCGAGCTACTTGCAGGCTAGCGGGGCATTGGTTCAGTTTGCCAATGCCGCTATGTCGGAGCAAGTCCAAGCGTGTGGGCTTAACCCTGCCGCCATAGCTGGTGTGGTTTTTGGGCCAAGGGCCTGATTGAGCGGAAAGTCTGGTGAAGCGACGCATGTGTGAAGCTAAATTCGATGCCGAAACTGGGGGCGGGATTGGACCGGAGACTACAGTCGTGGTTATCGGACGAGAAGGCCATTGGGCACCTATTGATGCAAAGCTAATCGCCCGCATCAAAGCGAATTGGAGACGTTCGCGCCTACGCCGACCATCAAACGAGATCGTCCGATTGATTCACAATAATTTGCAGAATCAAGGCGTTATCGGACTTTAAAACGCGGCAGTTTTTAGCCCCTTTTCCACCGTGCGACGGCAGCCTTCCGCGTCAATTCCGTCCGCTTCTTGGCCGACACGCCTTTCCAGCGGTTCTTTCCGCCTTTCGGTCCGCCCAGCTTGCCTAGCGCCACGGCAGCCGGATTCTTTGCCCTGCCCTCTGGTTCCGGCTCTGCTTGTCCGGTTGCCATTTTCACTACCATTGAGGCAAGCTGGTTTGTGTCGCGGGGCATCCGAGAACGCTTTTGCATGGCCCCATGATGGCACCAATCGAAAGGGAGCGCAATCCTGGATGCGATTCTCGCAAACGTTATTGGTCCTGACCTTATTTGCGTCGCTGCTAAGCGCCACCAGTTATGCGCAAAATCCAATTCCAAAGATCGCTTCGGAACCAAATAAATCCAGCACTTTCATAAAGCAGCCAACCAATGATCACCCATCGCCACTGACAAGCGCCAATTCGACGCAATCCCCAACAGATACAGCAAGTCCCGATAGTGGCAGCGATTGCCACGATGGCGATTCTAATTCTGGAATAACGATATTTCTTGCTGCTGTGATGGCCGCCGCAACCATTGCGATTGCGATCTTCAATTATCAGTTGGTCGGCGTTACAGGGAAAATGCAGGAAGCTACAACTAAGGCTACCGAGGCTGCGGAGGCCGCGCTTCATGCCGACAGGCCATTCTTGTTGATTTTTAGGGTAACCGTTTTCCACACCGCAATCCCGAATCCATCGGGTCATAGTTTGGAAGCTCGGATATGGCTGCACAACTTCGGTAACGGTCCGGCGGATATTGTTGATTACATTGCCGAGGCTGCCTTGTTTGATCGAAATCCCCGCGTAGGTGGTGCCGTGCAAGAGCCGGTGGTCGAATACGGTCCCGCTGATGGCGGTCCCCTTGGCAATTCGCTCATAGCCCCGCATATCGACTCGAAGGGCGACGATATTGTCGCTCATTTGACGTTGAGCGACGATGATATGAAAGCGATGCGAGATGAAACAAAACGCGTCGGAATTCACGGACGAATCCGCTATCGAGGCGCCCCTAAACAAGTTTATGAAAGCCGGTTCTTCTGGTGGTATTTTCCAGATACTCAGGAATGTTTTCGGGCAGCTAATCCTGAACTGAACGCCCATACTTAACAAGCCGATCAACAGTCCCATCGGCCATGCCACGCACCCTTTCGCACCCCGCGAAGCGTTGCGGCCATCTTTGCTCTTTTGAAACTGAACTAGTGCCCCTTGGAAGTAGAGGAGCGAAGGGACTGGCAGATATTGGATTGTCGTTGGGGTGTCAGTCTGCATGTTTAGCCTTCCGAAGTGTCGCGAGTCGAGCAATCTCTGTGAGTGTGCCTTCTGTTTCGCCTATCTGTGCTTTGCGACGAACCGCAATATCGCGAATTCGACCTAAACGCGCCTCAGCGATTCCTACTCGCGTAAGAAGGTCTTCACGCTCTCCCCGACTCTGCACGCAATAGTCATAGGGACAATCCATATTCTCACGCGGGCGTTAGACCCTTGCGCCTTGCTTCCCGAACCAAGGCCCGCCGCTTCATTTCTGCCGATACTTGCTCCGGTCCTAGCGATGCCCAGTGAGCCTTGAGCCTTGCACTTGCCCGGGCTTTTTCGCCGTCTTTGCTCCAGCGGATTTTTGCCGCGTGGCTCAAATGCTTCTGCAATGCGTTCACGTCCATAATCTTATTCGATGCACCTATCGTGTGTCAATATCGCGCGCGCTGTTTTTCCCGTGAACGCTTCAAGCCCTTCTCCCCGTTAGACTTTATGAGTCTTAAAAATATTTTCGCCACCCCCTTGACAATCCATGCATCATGTGATTAAATCTGTGTCGTTGGCAATCACGCCACGGAGAACAAGGGAGAACGGGACAATGGATACTGCGGAACAGACTTTTGAGAAGGCTCACGAGGCTTTCGCTGAAGCCGCATTTCGGCGGCAACATGCGAAGGGCTTCTTCGCGCGATTCAAGGCGCGGCGGGCCGAAAAGCGGGCGTTCAAGGCGGCTGTTAAGGCGAAAGAGAAAATAGGGAGATAACGACGATGGACTTTCGTAAAGAACTTAGCGCAATGTGGGCACCGTCGCGCCAAAACCGATTCGTTGGTCAACTTTTGCGCGGCGCGGCGGTTGTGTGGACGTGTGATCATAACCACGATGATTCCGATGACGCCATTGAGTGCGCCGAAGCGGCACTTAATTGCGACGACGGCAGCCTTATGGCTGAGCGGCTAGAACGCGCTACTCGGAACGCCTAACGCCCGCGTGAAAAGGAGAATAGGGAAAATGAGCTTACTCGCAAGAATCGAACGGATGGCACAAGTCCGCATGATAACCCGCCTTGCCGTGGCACTGGCACACGCGGCGGGAACGGCGCAGAAGCAGGGAGGGCGGTAACAATGGCTGAATTTATCATTAAAAGCTACTTGGACTTGGACGCGGAATTGTACCGCTGTGAAGCTGCGAGTCAAAAAGCAGCGGTTGAACAAGCAGTCAATCGCGGCGCGGACCTGTACGGCGCGGACCTGTACGGCGCGGACCTGCGCGGCGCGAACTTGTGCGGCGCGAACCTGTGCGACGCGAACTTGCGCGACGCGAACCTGTACGGCGCGAACCTGTACGGCGCGAACCTATACGGCGCGAAGCTGTGCGGCGCGAACCTGTGCGGCGCGAAAGGCATCCATACCATAGAGGGCGGCAAAGACTCGCGTAATTACGAGTTTCGCGCTATCGAACTGCCCGACGGCTGGCGTATCAGTGCCGGTTGCCGATTTTTCACGCTCGACAAAAGCAAAAAGCACTGGCGCAATAACCCCGAATGCGCGGCCATCGTCGCCAAGCTGATTGCTGAAACCGAAAAGCTGGATGCGGAGGGCTGACAATGGAAGCGAAGGTGTTTAGTCGAGCGGCTGCAACAGCGCTCTTTTTGCAAGAAAAGCTTAATCCGATAGTCCTGCGACGGAATTGGTATGTGACCCACAACGGCGACGCAAAGGGATATGACACCGAAGCCGAAGCCGTAGCAGCGGCGGCTAAACTGAATGCGGAGGGGCAGGCTGAGGATTAGCGGGCCGGGGCTATTGCGCGGCTGGTCGCCCGGCGGGCCTATCCCGGCCCTCCACCAGACCAGCCGCACCTAAACCACAATGACACAAAAACAATTAGAAATTTTGCAGCACGCGCTTGGCCTCGATAAATTTGGGCAAGGCGAAATGTACCGAAACGCTTTTTGCGCTGGGCCAGACGATGAACCCATTTGCCGTGAACTCATCGCGATGGGCCTTATGCAACAGCACGCGACTACCGAGTGGATGCCGTATTTTAATTGCTCGGTAACTCCCGCTGGTAAGGCGGCAGTCAAGCGTGAAAGCCCGACACCACCAAAATTGAGCCGTGGGGCGATTACTTACCGGCAATTTCTGAAGGCAGACTCTGGGATGAAATTTGGCGAATGGCTAAAAACGCGACAACCACGATAATCGGTACGTAAGAGGGAATATGGAACTTTGCGATGCTTGCAAACGGGGCCAACATTGGGACTGCGGAATGCAGACATGGTGCGAATGTGAATGCGACCCCGATGCCTTTGATCACCCCGACAACGCCACGGCGATGAGTGACGAACAGCCGGATGAGGATGATTACGATCCGCCGTTTGATTGCCACATGGACAAGCGCGGATTTTGCGGGATGGCAGGCTCTGAAGACTGCGACTTTGAATGCCCCTATCGCAATGTGAAACGGAACTGATCACTTAATGCCCGCGTGGAGGATACGATGAGACGAATGCTTGGACAATTTGTAGGACTCCCACATACTGCCCGTGTTCGACGCGGGTGGTATGCTGATACGCTTTCTGATTTGCGAAGTCTCTTGCGAAAAGGGCGTGTCGCAACAGCCGCCGATGACAATGGATCGCTCACTGTTTGGCGTCAGAGAGACAACAGATACCGTTGTGAGCGATATTCGTACTGCCGAACCGAAGATAGCGTAATTCTTACCTCACTCTCGGCGGTGTGCGATTGGTGGAAAAACGCAATCGAGGATATTCAATGAACTACCTCAACCACGACGAAATCATAACCCGCCGCTCGCTGGCCGACTGGCACCACGGCACCGGGCCGCTCAAGCCGCTGGAATACGACCCGCCTGAATCGGGCTGGCAGACGTTCCGGGCGCTGGTAGCGGCGGCGCTGGCGTTTGGGCTGGTGGCTGTGGCGATCTATTTAGGGAGGTAACTGGAAATGACAATCGAGATTAAACGGCCAGATTTAATGGAGGTAAGCTGTTGGGTTTGTTCCTTAAGTTACTTAGCAGGTATCCTTTCTATGTGTATCTTTAACCACTATTGCGTTCCGGCCATCCCTGATTACTCTAACGCAGCCTCGCCAGGCATTCCTATTTTGGGAAGCCTGACGGCATGTATAATTTGGTTCGTCACTTTCGTTTCTTACTTGATAGATAAAGTTTCGATCCGCAAGGAGCCACGCCCATGACCCCGCTCTTGAGTTGGGCTGAAATCGACGCGCTCACAAGCGCCGACGCCATCGCGGAGTTGCTGCGGAGCAAGGGCGTGAAGGGGTGCTTAGGTGGTGAGGGCGGAGATTGCCCCTTAGAAGCCGCTACAGGCGATGAAGGCGTAGGCTACCGTACACGTTATCAAAATGGCGGTCTTTTGACTGAGGCTGAACGCAGTTTCGTTCGCCGCTTCGACAACCGCGAATGGCCGGACCTGATTGAGGAGGACTGAGACGATGGCTAACACAGCGAAAATGTCGCGATTCGTCGCGGAGAAGCTAGGGCTGAAAGGACCAGAGCTACGCTACCAATACAAAGGGCAGCCACAATCTCCATTCAACGCCACCACGCCCGAAGGCTTCGCGACGCTCACGCAGGCGCTGCTGGATAGTGGGCAAGCGGTGCATTTCTTTTTGGAGTTTCGCAGTCCAGCTAGATATAGCGCAGTCATCGGGGCGTATGAAGAGTCAACGATTGAACCCACCGACACCCCCGCCAAGGCGCTCTTGGCCGCAGCGTATGCGGCGCTGGGCGGGAAGGAGTAACGACGATGGATGACTACACTCGATATTTAATCCTAAAAACAGCGGCGCGAAGCCTTGTTCTGAAATTGGACGAGATTTTCAACAGCGACGAATACAGGTCTATTTTTACGATAGCCTTTGTTCATGGCGTGCAATATCACGGTCAAAACTGCAAGTATCAACTTGATATCCTTCGCAATCTGGTGAACGACGATGACTGACACCTTCCCCCTCGCCGTCGCGCGAGCGTTGCTCGACCTTGCGGACAAGGAGACTGCCAATGCGAAAAGCTAAACTGACCAAGACGGAACGGCTGTGGAAGATCGCAAGATTGATGGCAATGCACCACGATTGGGATTGGCTAAAAAAGACGGTCAGTTTTTCCGAGAAGCATTATATGGAAATCTACGATCTCGCCCGCGAGCCAAGGAGGAAAGGCAAATGACACACGCTGAGTATAATCAAGAGCGCGGACAAGGCTTACCACATTCGCATTGTTGTAAGAAACACAATAAAGCGGCAATGCAAGCCCACGCTCGGCTCTTTGCCGAGGCGATTGGATTCGTTGAGTATGTCGAAGGCTTGTGCGCCTGTAAAGAGTATGATTGCATATCTACCGAAGCGCGCAAATTTTTACGCCAATGGAACAGCGAAATGGAGATAGGCAAATGACCCTCGAACAACTCTGCGCGAAGATTGAGGAAGCGGCGGCGAAGGCTACGGAACTACCGTGGGAAACGCACCATCATTCTCATTGCAATGGCGAGTATTGGTCCAGTATCGGTCATCATGGACGCGGCCCGATTACCGATATTGTCGGTGCAGAAGGTAACAAGACAGAGTATTTTCAACCCGCCGCAGGAATGAAGCATTTAGTTACGCCAGTCGAGGAACAAAAAGCCAACGCCGCCTACATCGTCCTCGCCGCCAACCTTCTCCCGGTGTTGCTGAAGGTGGTGACGGCACAAGCAATACGAATCGCCTGTCTACGAACTGCTCTCAATGAGGAAAAAATCAAGGTACTTCCGCACTTAAATTTGATTGCCGACGCGACATTGCAAAACGACGATGAGTTAGCTGCCCGCATCGACGAGCTACTCAAGGAAGCTGGCGATGGACTTGGATCTTGAACCGCTCAACGAGGCAATCAAAAAATTGGAAAAAGCATATCTGCCTTCGATAATTTACGGAGTCACTTCCATATGCTGTTTTTGGCTGAAGGCCTTCGCGATGCCGTCGCGTGGCAGGCGTTAGCGATGCTGAATTGTTGTTTTAAGTTGAGTGGTGATTACGCAAACGAACCAGCAGAACCCGCATGGCTTAATCCCGGAGAAGGCCCGCATACTGGCCCAGCGAAGGAGGCTGGCGATTAGGAGACCAGCCTTTGTGAACTTTTCCGGGATCGGTCCCACGAGAGGAAAGCGGTATAGCGGTTTTGACGCCCGCTAACTCCGACCGCTGAATGGAACTTAGCTGGCGTAGCAGCAAGAAGTTCCAGCCGATCCCGGTTTCTTAAATTTGAGGGTAGTCCGGCAGTATCCGCCGCACCGCGCTTGGCTCGATGCCCAGCACCCCGCACACCCAATGGAACGTGAAGGGTGCGTCGCTGTCGCTGGTGAACCAGCCGCGCACCTCTTCCCTGCGCCTCCGCCAGTGTTCCTCGTTAGTCGGCAAGTAGCGCCCCGGCTTCATCGTTACGAATGCCCGCGTCCAGTCGTCTATCGCCTGCTGCAAGACAGCAGACACTAGCTCGCCTTCCGGCGGCAGTTCCCGATGCTGGCGTAAGTCCCGGTATTGGCTCAAGGTAAGACAATCCGGCGCTGAGGCGGTTAGGTCGTAGATGTCGCCTTGCCAATAGCTGGCCCGGCTCGATTCTGCGTTTGAGGGCCTCATTTCATCACCGCCAGCCACGCCGCCGTTGCCGTGTCCATCGCCTCTTGCACCGCCCCCAGCGTCTCCGCTGTGACCGTCCCATGCTCGCTTGCTTCGTCCGCCGCTCCCGCTACTACCGCCGCCGCGTTGCCGAGAAGGTCCGAGAGGTGTTCCAGCCGCTCCGCCAGCCCTTCGCCAACCATGCGCTTTGGCCCTTGGGAGCCATTGAGAGCGATTTTTGCCCCGTTCCCGACCGTCGGGCTTGCCTCGTTGCCTAGAAGCCGCTTTACTTCGGCCCGAATAGTTTGACGGTTCATCTCGCCCTTTAACGCCCGCGTGATAATCGCATCGCATTCGTCTTTCCGTTTTGCCCGCACAAGCACGGCCATCGACTGATACCACGTCCACGGGATATCGACGGAGCGTTCTTCGGGCGGGAACGCACGGGAAGTCGTGAGCATATTTTGAACCGTGCTGTAAGAATATTGGGTTTCAAATTCCCCGATAATCTGCCACGCTGGTTCTCCAAAGTCGCGGTAGCCTCGATCCATCCAATCGCCAATCATCCACGGCAGTTGGCCGTGTAACCTAACAGCCCGCCGTAAGCCTTCCGCCCAATCTTCAAACGTCAGCCGCTCCGGTATCGCTAATGGATTTGCGTTCATCCCCTCAAAGCCTCCTCCACTTCCCGCATTACGCCGTCCACGTCTGTCTTTACTTGTTGATTCGTGAAGCGTAGCGTCCGCCAGCCGTCCACTTGCGCCCGCGTGTCCCGCCGCCGGTCCTTGCCCCGTTGCCGTCGATGCACGCCACCGTCGACCTCGATAATCAGCCGCCGCCCCTCATGCGCGAAGTCCGCAATTAGCTGCCATGCGCCGCCATTCTTCGTGCGCCCTTGAATTGGATGCTGGAACTTGAAGCCGAGCGCCGTCATTGCCTCAAGCAACTGCGCCTCCTGCTTTGTGGGCGCAAGCCTCATCCGAGCCGCGTTGGCGTCCAGAAAGACGCGGGTGTCGGCGGCTGGGCGTCTCATGCGAATTCCTTCATTACGATCTCTGTTTCACTGACAATCGCAGCTTCAACTTGTTCTGGAGTGTAACTTGAATGCGGCCATAACTGAGAATTGCCTTCGTGACATTCGCAAACACATGTTGAACGAGCGCGACACGGACAATGAATTTCACCACGCCGCTTTCCTGTACAGATAAAACCGAAAAAACGGCTTTCAGCTATACCGCGCGGACCTCCCATTAATAACAATATGCCTAAATCTGGAAATAGCATCGCTCTCTTCTATGTTTCCCGTATCTCGATGTCCCTCAATCAGGGATTGCTCTCTAGTTCGTCGATAGCCTTCATCACCTTCTCGATAAATTCGTCGTCTTCTGAATCCACGGAGATGGTATTTCCGCCTTCGAGCCAAATCACGACTTTGTTTTCTTGCCGCCCAATCCCCATCACAGCGGACGCGCGAAATGCGAGATTCGCAGGTTGCTTACCTAGCCGATTCATTATGAAGTTACTCATCATGTCTCCTTAATCTCAATGCCCCACAAGGCGAGCATCAGTTTTTTCTTGAGCTTATACTCAGGCGTTTTGAAGCCCTTGCAGTCCTCCACGATCATTTTACCGTTTTCAATATAGGCAAAATCCGCCCGATATTTGCCTATCGACACGCCATTCACTTTCAACTCGGATTCTGGTTGCTGGACAAGAGCATGAATCTCCCCCGCTTTTTCCAGCAAACTCAACTCCCCGCAGCGCCGGGCCTCTTTTTTTGAAGCATGGATATGGCCCCCGCCGCACTCGGTACGCTTCGCCCGGTATTTGTTCGGTTTCATTCGCAATCCCCCCCAGTGCCTACAGTCAGGTCATGGAGTAAGGTGTACAATGCTCCAATCAAGTGCATCCGATTACTAGTTTTGGATTCCGTCCAACGGCAATGCGTGCTATCTCGATCAACCCAGCAAATCACAAGCGAAGTGCAGCCGGTCTTCTCGATTTCCTGAAGTGCCTCGGTCAACAATTCCTTGGCCTGCCCCGCAATCTGTATCGGTGTGCATTCGGCCTTTGAGGAAATTAAAGTCGGTTTCTTGTTGTTCATGCCGCCACCTTCGCCACGCATTCCTGTACGCATTCCATCCGCGCCGTCAATTCGCCCGGCGATCGCCATCGCTTGCACCGCTTGCACTTCCAGCGGAGCGCGCGCCCTTCCCAGCGGGCCAGCTTCCGCCCGCCTTTCAAGAAACGGTGACAGTGATCGCACCAGTTCACCGCTTATCCTCAATCGAAAAGCCTTGGCACTCTTGAAAGGGGTGTTTTGGCCTCCCTCCCCTAGCACTTGGGGTCTGGCACCCTTCTTGGCACTCTTTAAGTAAGTCCTTATTATTATTATATTTTTTATACATATCTAAGGGTGCCATCAAGGGTGCCAAAGTGTAAGGGTGCCACCTAAGGGTGCCAACGCCATTATGTAGGAATATGGCATCCTTGGCTCCCTTCAAGAAACGCTGTCCAGCCGTTACCGTCGCGCCTAACTTTGACGCCTGCCATCTTGCGCGCTCGGTTAAGGGTGCGCTCGCTGATATTCATTGCCCGCGCTCGACTTTCGAGGTCCGCTACTGGGAGGGAATCATTTCGTAGGACTTCCCTCAACCAATCGCAAGTCTGTTCGACTTTGTTCATTGTCTCAGCCTCGCCCCTAGCCGACTCCTGCTCCCGGCGCATAATCGACTCGAATTTTTCCGTGATAGGCTCATGTTTCCAAGCGATGGTAGCTGCCCCATTTTCCGCTGAGATAATCCGAAATTCCAACCCATCCATTTCAGGGCCGATGTTATTTTTTCCTTGGAGCATCAACCGCCGTGAATGATCCTCTGGATCGCGGGTGAAAGTCCATACGATTCGCGCCGCCGCTGGAAACGCGATACTCCCCGACACCCGCTCAAGGCTATTCCCCGACGCGCCTTTGTTAAAATGCGTCACCGCAAGCACGGTTACATTGCGCCGCTCAGCTAATTCGGCCAACGGATCGAGAACGTCAATCCTAACTTCCGCATTTTTGTGAGTATCGACATTGGACATATATGCGGAGATCGGATCGACCACGATCAATTTCGTGGCAGGGTGCCTGTCAAGTGCTTTTTCCAGTAAGGGCAAGTCTTTTCGGATACTGAATGCTCGCTTCACAATCTGGCCTGACTGATCCGCTTCTTTCGTCCGACGCACCAATCGAGTGTGACCCTTGACGGCCCCTAAGGCTTCCAATCGCGGAATAATCGTATCCGCCATTGAATCCTCAGCGGAGAAAACAATCGAATCCGCTTTGACAGAATTCGGAATTTCGTCGGGCCAATCCGCGCCGTTTGTGAGATGCGCGACTAAATCAAGTGCGGCGAACGATTTGCCAAGGCCGGGATGCCCAACATAGAGAACAAGCTTGCCGAGCGGGATACGGTTGGGCCAAAGCCAATGTACCTCTTTTCGTTCGATCATGCTGTCTTCAAAAATCTCTAGGCCGGTTCGCTGAAGTTCAACTGCCCTTGCCTGCTCCAGCAACGCGCCCCATTCCGCCTCGAATCCGCCCGCGTCCCCTAATAGTTTCAGATGCAATTCGTTCGCATCCTTCACGCCCGCGTGAGAACACTCAACTACTCGAATCGAGCCGTCGTAGTCAAGATTTCCGAGCCTGCCGATGCAACCCTTTTCAAAAGTCTCGCCACCTTGGTCGTTTTCGCGGCAGATGATGATTTTGGGGAATAGCCGAACGTGGGGCAGTTGAAGTAGCTGGCAATTATCAGCGCCGGGGATACCAAGCGCCGCCATGCCGTGATGCCAGAATGTCAATGCGTCTGTTTCCCCTTCGCATAGGATCAGCGTGTCCTGCTCCTTGCGCCACGCCTCAAGTTGCCACAAGCCGTAGGGAACAGGCTTGCCGTCGCCCTTGTTCCACAAAAACCGCTTGTCGCCGCTCAGCGCAAGCCGTAATCGCTGCCGGGGCGCACGTTGACCGCTCATCAAAAGATAGTGAAAAACAACCGCTCCCTTGTCTTGCGTAACTCCCATTTTCGAGAGAAATGCTAGATCGAAACCTTTTGCTTCGGCTAATTCGTCTATCGTGAAAGTAGTGGCGCTGTGTCCATTACGTTGAACGTAAAACAGATCGTCAAGCTTGAGGCCCATCGCGCCCGTAATATCTTCGGGAGCGCAGCCAGCGAAACATTTCAGAAGAATGCGATCGTTGGCAGGCGAGACATGGAGTGCCTGAGTGTTGGTATTGTTATGGCCGGGGCAAAACGCGAGCTTGGTATTGCCGCCAGCCGATTTTACGCCTTTCAGGCGACCTAGAAATTGCTCAAATTGCACCGCCGCTCCGCTCCTGCCAATCCCGCAACCACTTTTCCTTCATCAACCCCAAGAGCGCCGCGTAGTGCTGTCTGATCGCGCACCTTACCCAATCCGGGGCATCTTGTCCTACCACGATTCTGTTGTCTCGTAATCTCACGTCATAATCCGCATACCAAATGGTCGCTAAAATAGACTCCATCGGCCACAGGTCGTAAGTCTGCTCTGGCGTCAAGTCGCCTTTCGGCTTGTCGATAGCCTTTTCAAAGGCGGCAATCGCGCCGACACATATCGTGCGTAAAATATCGGGGGAAATATGATTTAACTTGCGCATAGACACCGAAAAATCCTGTCCGGCGGGATCGTTGGGTGTCTGGCAACAACCCCAACCGGGACAGGCAACAAGCCAACGGGCCGTCGCCCGCCGCGCATATATTCTAGCTTCCCTGCCTTCCCGCTGTCAAGAGAGGAACCGCCCACCATACCCACCCGCCAAAATGTATTTTAGCGAGATGGGCGTTAGGAAGCTAGAAGCCAATCGATGAGTTCGGAGGCATGAGCAGGGTTCTTTACGCTGCCTTCTTCCATCCCATTTTTCGGATCAACTCGAAGAAATTCGACAGCTTCGGGAGAAACAAAGAAAGACAACTCTCTGTTCTTGCGCCATTTGATTTGTAGGCTTCCGTCCGATCCAGCGATAATAAGGGGCAACGGGAGATCGTCTCGCTTGAGAGAATTAGCGACTTGGTTCGCTAAGGTCACAATGTGGCTGGTAGGTCGGTGCGGTGCGAAACTATCTGCGCCCTCAGGCAACTCTCGCTGGAGCTTAGCAAGCTGGCTTTGGAAGTATGCCCGCCAATCACCGTCGTTTCTATGCCGCGGTAGCGTGAGGCTAGCCATGATTTGGACGTTAGTCCCGCGACTGGTCTAAAGATAGCTTATGACAAAACATTTCACCTGCCGCGTCATACGTTGCACTCCTCTTTGCCATCTTTTCTTCATGCAAAGAGATGGCCTAGATACCCTACCTTGGCGGGCGGGTCTAGGCCATCAAAGGTGCGGTGAGCGTGGGCTAACGGTAAGTCATTCGGCCTGTACCCGAAGGACGCCGGTTCGACTCCGGTCGCTCACCTTGTGCACGCCCAATAAATTCACGTGCTTTTCTTTTATAGCAGGGCGCCGAAATAATGACAACCGTCAAGAGAAAACCGCAGTCTCGTCCATTGCTATTTCCTTGCTGAAACTTGATCTTCACGTAGAAAGTTTCGTCCGATGTTGGCAAGGCCATCGCCTAATGCCTCTGCGCAGCGTCTCTCAAACGCAAATACCGCTTCATCTATCGGATCGGGCGATGTTTCGGTTGGGCATAGATGGGGACCGCCGATTTGAAACACCCCCGATGATGGCCTTGAAAAAGTAATTGTACTCATCCCCAATACTCCTTGAGCTTTTTGTCATCGTCATACGCATCACGGAACCGGCAAAACTGGCCCCATGCTGTTGCTATTGCCGGGTGGTCCGCCGCGAAGTGCCGATGCGTGAAGTCCCCGCCAGCCTTGCCGAATCTCACGATATGCACTCCACCAGTAAGTATGCGGTTTGGGTGATTCTCTTGGTACAGATTGAGGTAGGCGGCGCACTGGATTAGGTAATCGTAATAGATGCCTTTGCTTGACTTCCAATCCAGCAGGCAGAGCTTATCGTCAATCATGGCAATGGCATCGGGCGTCCCGCCAAAGCATACTGTTTCCGATACCAGCGACATCTCTTGTTCCACTACGGTCAGGTGCGATTGGCGCTCCCACAGCAGGAAGGATTCATACGCCTGATTCGCCATCTTAGCCATGTCGTCGGTGAACGTGGCGGGCGGCTTGGGCATCTCGGTTCCATTGATGTGCGCCTCTACCAGCGCATGGCAGAACGTGCCAACGTCGGCGGCTTCGTCACGCTTCTCGTAGAGCGTAGCGGCCCCGGATTGGCCCTGTTTGAAGGCCCATTGAAGCAAACCGCCAGAATCCTTCCAGCGTCCAATGATGGTGGTGCAACCGGGAACTTTGGTCCCGTCTTTGAGTTTGTACCCTGCTCTCGGTGTCGGCATTGTAGTCTCCTCTCACGCGGGCGTTAGAACGGAATATCGTCATCGTCAACCGAGCGACCGCTGCTTTGCTGATCGTCCTTTGGCCTGATTTTGAACGCGACGTACTTTTCGTGGTCCTTTGTCTCGTTGGTCCAGCCGCTCAACCAATACTCCACGCCATCGACTGTCATGGAGCCGGTTGAATCGGGGTCTTTTGGGCCGCGCTTCTTCTTGTTCTTAAACAGCGACCCGCTCATGTCCTTCTGCTGATAAGCCATCGTTTCCTCCTCTATCAAAAATCAATATCCGGCTGTTCTGGCGGTTGCGTCACTCCTGCCGCTGTCCCGCTCTTGGCAAATTCTTCAATCTCCCGTATCAACAACTTGCCAGACCCCATCGACAGCTTTTTAGCCGCGCCGCCTAGCGTGGTTTCTGCTAGGGCTTCCACACAGGTAGGGTCGGCGTCCATCTCTTTCAAGCGGCCCCGGAACCACTTCGGGCCTTCCTCATCGCCCATTGCCGCCCGTAGCTTTTGCACCAGCGTAGAGGCTTCCTTGGCCGTGAGCCGCCCTATCTGACTGGCGGGTGTCTGGCTGATGCCGCTATGCTTGGCGCGGCCCTTGTCGGTATCGTGCGGCGCGTCGGCTTCGGGATCATCGCCTACCCGCATCATTAGGGGCTGGCTCAAGGCGTACTTGAGGGCATTAGTCATGGCCTTCGCACTGGCCTTGTCGCCGCTGTCCCGACCCTCTCCGATGCTTGCCACACTCAATCGTTCCCCGCTGTCGCCGTCGCAAAAGACGTAATCCAGCGTCACGATGATACGGGCATCCGTGCGGACTTCACCCCGGCTGTTTGTGGCTTCAATCGTACTGGCAGCGAACGCAAGATTCTCGCGCGATAGAATCACGTTGACTGCCGCCAGCCGGTCGCCAATCTCCCCCGCAATATCTTCGGCGCGCAGGTAGTCGTAGTTCTGGTGGGTATTGCGCCCTTTCTTTTCGATGTTCTTCAATTCGCGCCGTATGCTCGCGAGCTTCTTGATCAGCCCGACCGGCACGGCGTTATCTTTGTCTGCCATTAATCGTTCCTCCCCGGAGCGGCATATAGAAACTGTTTTGCTGTCGGGATCACGATAGACGCCAACTCCGCTTCGAGTTGCGCCGTCCTCTTTTTCGATATTTCGATCTTCTTTTTTATTTCACGCTGTCGGCGCGTTAAACGTTCAATCTTGCGGCCCAGTCGCAGCGTTTTCTTGATAGCTGACATTGACGGCCCTTCGCAGGCTATCCGCAACTTCGCCTGCTTAATGGCCATCTCGCTACTGCGTTGTCGGCGTGCTGGATTATTCTGCCACAGCTTCCGTGCGGCCACCGACCGTTTATTGTCTGCCATTGTGTTCGCCTCCTGCCACGTCACTATGGCAAATTAGTGCAGGACCGTCAAGCCCCGTCGTTCTGTTTGGGCCTCTTGACACCGCTGGTTCTTTTTGTCAAAGTACGCGCATGGACAGACACACAACCTATCAGGTGAAGGTGCGGATGCCCGTCGAACTACATAAACGGCTCCGTGTATGGGGCGCGACACAGGAACCACCTTTGAGCGTTCCAAAGGCCGCGCTCAAGTTGCTCGACAAAAACACGCCGCAAAACGGCCAGAGGGAGAAATAATGAAATCGAAAACGAAAACTGTAACAAACGAGACGATTCAAGTTCTGCGGCTGGAAATGAGCCAACTGCATTTCTGCATTCTCGGTCAAAGCCCGCTCATCTACAATGCGGTCAGCGAGAAAGCGAAACACGAACTGCTCTATCCGGGTGGCCGCAAGAGCGCCGTCGAACGCGCGGGCAATCTCAAGCATCAACCGCTCGATGAATACCGCAATTCCACCTACCAGTTTGCCGATGATGAACAGCCGAGCAAGCCGGTGACACGCCTATTCGTACCCGGCGCAATGTTCAAGGCGGCGATGGCGACCGCCGCACTCGACATCGAAGGGATCAAGAAGACGGAACTGGAACGGCTCTTGTGGGTCGAACCCCGTAAGATTCCGGTATTCGGGGTTCCGCAACTCTTGATGAGCATCACCCGTTCCAGCGACATCAATCGGACACCCGATGTTCGCACCCGCGCTATCCTTCCCGAATGGGCGTGTTTCGTCACGGTCAATTTCGTCCGTCCCAAGCTCAATGAGACTTGCGTGGGCAATGTGCTGGCGAGCGCCGGAATGATTTGCGGCATTGGCGACTGGCGGCAACAGAAGGGGTCGGGCGATTATGGCCGCTTTGAAATCGTCGCCAAGGATAACCCCGCTTTCGTCCGGCTGACAAAAACTACCGGACGGGAAATTCAAGATCGCGCATTAGCTGCTCCATCAGCATTCGATTTAGAAACAGAACGATTGCTGAATTGGTTTCAAGATGAAACGAAAAAGCGGGGGCAACATCTAAACGGCGCTACCCCAAAAGTGGACTCGGCAGGCCAAGTTACGGCTATTGATTAAATATACTTTAGCCGCAATGGAAAGATACGGTGCGATACGGTCGGTTGAGGTGTGTTCAGGTGAGATCGGATGAGGCCGCCTTGGTTGGGTCTGTTACGGTCCTCTCAGGTGGGTTGCGGTATGGAAAGGCCGCTTTGGACAGGACGCGCAAGGAGCGTTTAGGTGCGGATTGGTAGCGTTAGGCCGCTTTGGTTGGGTGTGAAAGATTCGGAATGGACTGCTCCGGTCTGGCCGCTCAGGATAGGACGAGTCAGGACAGGAAATGAAAGTTCTGGTAGGTCTGGCCGATATGATCTGGAGCTTCGAGATAGGAACGGTCAGGAATGGCAGCGTATGATCGGTCGCGGTAACGCCGATATGGAGAGGCAGTGTGGGGTTTGTTCGGATGCGATTCGGTGAGCAATGGTCGGGCTGCTGAGATGCGATTCGATGGCGTGCGGTCGAATCGGGTCGGGTAAGTTAACGCCGCTCAGGTATGGAAGATCAGGCATGTAGCGGTCTGATTAGGTTCGGCAGGTGATAACAAAGGAGATCGAAAATGGACAAGTTGATAATTGTAAAGGAACTGACAAGGATCGAGGATAGCGAAGGCCGCTTGACGCCCGATGCGGTAGTCAAGGCGGCGCAAAGCCCGAAAAGCCCGCTGCATCGGTTTTTCGAGTGGGACAATACAGAAGCGGCGCGGAAGTACCGCATTGAACAGGCGCGCGAGCTAATCCGCGAAGTGCGAATCGAAATGACCGTCCACGAAAAGACGATCCAGACGGTCGCCTACGTCCGCGATCCTTCCGCGCCGCCAAACCGACAAGGTTATCGTAGCGTTGTGAAGTTGGCCGATGAACGGACCGAGGCGTGGACGGCAGTAGAAGCCGAATTTCAACGGGCGTTAGGGGCATTGCGGCGGGCGCGCGACATTGCCACGGCACTAGACTTTGCTGACGAAATCGACCGCCTGCTGACCGATTTGACTAATCTCAGCGGGACACTTGGCGAGAAAGTAAAACTCGCCGCTTAAGATTGCCATTATGCAATCTGGTCAGATTTGGGCCGTCAGATTAGGCAAGAATTGGAGCGGTCGGGCCGCTATGGAGTGGTATCGTGGCATAAGTTCTGGCGGGGCGTCATAAGGCCGCTGAGATGACGACAGGATGGGCGAGTTTTGGAATAGTGCGGAAAGGTAAGGACAGAAAGGAGAATTGACCATGGTAACTGAAAGCAGGATACCGCCTGCGCCGGACCTCGGAGCGGAGTTTCGGGCGAAGGGCAACAAGGACCACGCCATCGGCAAAGCCCGCTGCGACCTGAACGTGCTGATTGGCGAGTTGGACATGGCGGCAACCGATATGATCTGGGGTGACACCCCCAAGCGGCCCATTGCCGACATCAAGGCGGATTGCGACCGGGCGTATGCGGCGTTTATGGAAACGGTCACGCGGGCGTGAGACCATGACCCAACTATCCCTACTCGACCGTCCCGCGCCGTCGCGCCCCCTTCACGCGCTAGCCGACCCGCCCACGTCGCGGCTGGCGGCAAAGGCGCTGGTAGCCTCTGGCGCTTGGGGCAAGCAGGCGCAAGCGGTTCTAGACCTCGTGCGGGAGCATCCGGGACTTACGGCAGGGGAGTTGGCGCTGGCGAGCGGCGGGCGTTTCGACCGCTATCAGGTGGCGCGTCGGCTGAGCGACCTGCTGGCGAAGGGAGAGGTGGAACAAGTAGGAACGCGCGCCTGCACGATCAGCGGAAAAGTGTGTGTGACATGGATAACGTGGAAATAGAGAAGTTAATCCAAGAGCGGGATGAGGCTCGGATAGCCGCAAAATTGGCATGGATGAAATGGATGGACGCTGACGTTGCGAAAAAACAAGCTGAAATCGAGATGGAGGCCGCTGAGACTAAAGCCACATATCTTTCGACTTGCGTAAAACGAGCCCGTCGTGAAGCAAAGGAACAGCCATGAACGGACAACCCATGCCACGCCGTCCACAACCGCCCCGCGACGCCGAAGAAGCCGCTGCCCGCGAGGTGCCACATCGCTGCTCGTGCGGCTTCCGCTTCACGGCACCCCCAGCGCGGCAATGGGACGTGGATGACATAGACGACCCGCCCATCTGTCTAAGGTGCGGAGATTACGCGGAGGAAGAATAATGCAAACCGAACATAGCGGAAAAGTGGGGAGAATGCTGACTTGGCTATTTGGGACGCCCGAAGAAATTAACGGACACGAACGATGCCCTACTTATCTCTATCGATGGCGTGTGTGGGGAGGTTCGACTCGATACGGGCACAAGACAGGGCGTGCTATTTACATTCATCATTTTGTTGGTGAAGATTGGTCACGGGATATGCATGATCATCCCAAACGATTTATCTCCATCGGACTGGCTGGAAGCTATATCGAAGAAACGCCTCAAGGTGTCCATCGATTTCGCGCTCCTTGGATTCGGACCTTTCCCGCAACACATATCCATCGAATCCGAACGCCATTAATCAATGGTAAGCGTAGCTGCTGGACGCTGCTTATCGTACTAAAAGTTCAACGGGATTGGGGCTTTTGGCATGAAGGACAATGGATACCGTGGCTGGAATATGTGAACGGAAAAGACGGACTTGCAGACAGGCAAAAGGCATGCGTGTGACGTGCCCCGCCTGCGGGGACCCAGCGGAGGTGCAACCATGAAGAAGCCCAAGCTTTCTAAAGAAGCTCGCACTGCACGTCGGTTCGCGGAGATTAGACGAATCATTAGAACCGTGATCGCGGCGGGTGATGATCATTGGCCTGCTCGTTGCGGCTGCTCCGAGCATAAAATCCTTCGGTTGGCCGGTGGAAAGTGACTGCGCTATCAAGCTGATCGAGCAAGGGAAGGTGACGGAATGAGCGCGTTGGCGACCGCCATGCCCAGTGGTACAATCGCCCCGGAGGAGAAAGCATGAACTGGAACGTATTGAAACAGATCGGCGCGACGATAGCGGCCTTTGTCGGCGGCTACGCGGTCGTAATGATTAGCTCCGGGCACGATGCGTCTATCGCGTTCTCGTGGTCGGCGCTGCTTTCAGGGCTTACCGCCAGCGGTTTCTACCATGCTGGGTTGGCCCAACAGAATCCGTGGGGCGCTGACGATCCGACAATCAAGCCGTTAAAACCATAGGGGCAGATTAAGATGAAAAAAGAACGTCCATTAGTTGAAGTAGCACGACAAGCAAAGGCGCATCCCGGTACTACGAGTGCGAAAGATATCCGACGGCTATCAGCTTTCATTATGGTGCAGGCTTATGGCAGCAAAAAGGCGCTGACGATGTTTCCGAAGCCCAAAGCGGCGCGGGATGCCATCCTTGGGGAAATCGCACGTCGGAAACAGGCAGCCTAACGCGGGCGTGATGATGGCGATGACTGGCGATATTCCACTTTGTCCTTACTGCGGACAACCCGCTTACTACACGGATCAGGGGCCGCATTACTTAATTCATCTTCCCACGATCCCCTTGCCGCCGCTTCCCCGTCTTATCAACTTCGAGGAAGAGTACGGCGTCGTAGTAGAACTTCAAGAGGATGCGCTTTAACGCGCGGAGCGATAGCAATGGACTTCTTCGGCCTCGGCAACACCATAGACGAAGCCAAAAAGGCGGCTACCGATATTGTCGAAACGGCAATGGCGACCGTGCGTGGCAACATCGACGAAGCCCTCCCGCAATGGCTCGGCACAATCACGAACGCGCTGGACGGCTGGACAGTCACCGTGGAGATGCCGCCCATCCAACTGCCGCTCAACGGGACGCCGCCTATCCGGCTGGGGCCGGTGACGGTGATACTAAGGAAACCCAAGCCATGAGCCGCTACTACGACACCCGCGACCCGCGCCGCTTCCCGCTGTGGCCCATGCTAATTCTGCTGGCCGCGTTCGCGCTGCTTGCGAGCGCTACGTTCGGCCATTGCCAGACGATTGGAGGGTAGCTGTGAGCGCTACGTATTTTTGCGGGATTCCTGAATATGATTTAACACCAATCCGCCCCTTAGCTGACATATATGTTCCTTGCAGAAAGTGCGGAAAAGCGTGGGAATTGCACGGTCTAGTTGGCTGTCGATACGAGCCGTCGCTTCTAAATTGGCAAAAACCTATTCCTTCAAGTTATCGCTCAAAAAAAAACGATCCTGAATTTTTCATTAGGGATTACTAGCCATGACCCGCCTTCTCGCCCTCTGCCTGCTCGCCGCGATGCTGTTCTGCTCGCGCGTGGAGTGGCGCAACGGCCATTTCCAGTGGCAGGCCGTCGGCCCCTACAGCGGCGACGAAAAGGGCTACGACATCGAAATCCGCTCCCTACTATTTGAGCGCAGCTTAGAGATGGAATCCGCCTACGACCATTACCCCGCGCAACCCGCGCATCAAGTGTTCTGCGTGAACCGGCTTACCGGGCAGTCCGTCAACTGGTTCGTGGCAACCCCGGCGCAATGCGCTCCTGCTGTGGCGTACCAAGAGGCGTCCCATCCACTGGCGTTCGCGGCGCTAATGACGGTCATCCTGTGGACGGCGCGGGCGACCCCGGAGACGATGTACCGCGTCATGGCGGATGCAATGGTGGTGATGGCGTGGGCGGGCGTGATGATCGCGTGGCGGCTGGCGGGCTGGCAAGCGGCGGTGGTTCTGCTGGCGTCGCCATGGTTGGCTTACGAGAAAAGCTTGTTTAGCGAGATACCAGCGGGTGTGTGCTTGGCGATGGCGTGGTGGGTGAGATGAGTCAGTCTAAGTTGTCCCATGCGGAGTTGTGTCTTCGAGCCTTGCGATGGCTTCGAGGTACGCGCCGATGTCATCCTGTTTTTGGCGACGTGGCCTCATGCGAGGAAATCCCCGACGCCATCGGTTGGACGAGTTGTTTTCGATGGCGTGGCAGCACAGTAGTCGAATGTAAAACGAGTGTGTCAGATTTCTATGCCGACAAGATGAAGGTGGTTGGTTTTGAACATCCGACTGACGGCGATTATCAATTACGCGGGAGACTCGGAAGGCGTACCGCGCGAGAGCTGGGCTACAGAGAAATAACGCTGCCACGAATGGGCGATTTCCGCTTTTACATGAGCGAACCAGGCGTATTGACGCCGAAATTGATAGAAAACCATGCGCCCGATCACGGATTGCTGCACGTTGTGGGACGCAAAATCCTGATAGTCCGCGAGGCAATAAGACGAGAAATAGTGGACCATCAAACCGAGGTGCGTTATCTACGTTTTGCCATTGTCAATAATAAAAAACCTTACGAATTACCAAAAGGGGCGGACATGAACGCAAATCTATTAGCGATAAGCGGCGCAGTATGAGAGTCTTGGTTGGCTGTGAATGTAGCGGGCGCGTCAGGGATGCCTTCCTACGGCGCGGACACGATGCGGTTTCTTGCGATTTGGAGCCTAGTGAAGTTCCAGGGCCGCATATCCAAGACGACGTGCGGAATCACTTGGACGAGGGATGGGATATGGGGATTTTCTTTCCGCCGTGTACGCATCTTTGTGTGAGCGGTGCGCGTTGGTTCAAACGAAAGCGATCGTCGGTCGATGATGCGGTGCAATTTGTCTTGACGTTGATGGATGCTCCTATTCGGCGTTGGGCGATAGAGAACCCGGTTGGTATCTTATCGAGCCGGATACGTCGCCCCGATCAGATTATCCAGCCCTATGAATTTGGCGATCCGGCAAAAAAGACAACGTGCTTGTGGATGAAAGGGTTGCCTGGCTTGTTTCCAACCAACGTGGTCAAACCGAAGTACGTTCAAAGTGCCAGCGGGCGAATATGGTCAGAATGGTTCCTGCGGACATCCTCTTTGCCTATCAAGATACGGAGCCGCGAACGCTCACGGACTTTTCCTGGCATTGCAGAGGCTATGGCCGAACAATGGGGCATTCTAGGGGAATCGAGGGCAGCATGAACCGCCCCAAGCTCGCCGCCTTTTTCAAGGAGATTTGCAAATGAAAACTGTACTGTTTTTGCTCGCGTTGACCTGTTTTGGCTGTTCGGCGCTTGGTTGTCTGAATGGCCCATGCAGCTTGCTGCCCGAAGCAAAGTCCGCCATAGCGGTTATACCGCCCGAAAATCTGGCCTGTTCCGAAGCAGGCATGAAAGGGCTAATCTCGGAAGATCAGATTTGCACTATCACAACCAGAACGGGCGAGATCGAGGATTCTTGGTGTGGCCGAGAGAATCTTGATTGCGATGACCAGACGGCGCAGTTACATACGCTGGTCAAATGCCCCTACAGCCACGAAGGGACGAACGATCTGTATTGTCCGTGAGTGATGGGTGAGATGAACCGCGCAAATTATTTATCCGTGCCCGAAGCCTTCAATCTGCGGAACGTGATCGACATCGTGAACCGTTCTTTCGGGATGTGCTATCTCGTCGGTTCTTGTCTAACTAAGCGCGATTATCGCGACGTGGATATTCGCTGCATCATGGATGACGAAGATTTTAATCGCCGTTTTCCGGGCGTGGCGGAAGAACCGATGTACGATGCGGAGTGGTCACTGATATGCGCGGCGGTTTCCGAATGGCTGGCGAAGCGAACAGGGCTGCCGATAGATTTTCAGATTCAGCGAATGTCTTACGCGAACAAACTGTTCGGGCAACCAGAGCATCAACGGCAGGCTATTTTCACTATTGAGAGGTCGTCGCCATGAATCGCCCCAAGCTCGCCGCCTTCTTCGTCGTGCTGGCCTCTCTGTTCCGCCCCGCCTTCGGCGTGTTCGGCGCGGGCCTCGTCATCGAACGCGCCTATCGTCGCCAGTGGCGCGACGCTGCCCAGATGACAGCGGTGCTGGCCGTGGGGACCGCTGCCGTATTGGCATGGAACCAATGGCTGGCTCATGTGTGGCTGATTCCGAGCAGCTTGGGGCTGGCCGATCCCGTCGCATACTCGACCGTGGCTTATAACTTCTTCTTCGCGCCCCTCTACGGCGTGGTCTGGTTCTGCCCGTGGGTGCTGGCGGCGCTGTGGGCGCTCAGGCATGATCTGGCGCTGGCCGTGGGGCTGGCGCTGTACGTTGCCGTTGTGGTGGCGTTCAAGTCGGCGGACCCGGCGGCATCCTACGGTCCGCGCTACTGGGTGTCGGTGTTGCCGCTGTTGGCGGTCATGACGGCGCAAGAGGGCGGCTGGAAGTGGGCGCTGGTGCTGCCGAGCGCAGTTATCTCCGTGCTGGCGCTGTTCAAGTACACGCAGGTTTGGCTGGCTCCGGTGACGGGGGTGTTTCGGTGAAACGCGCTGAGGACGCACTTGAAGAAATCACCGTGGGGCCGCATGAAGTTCCGTTGCCTGATAGAACAACGGAACAGCTGCTGGCGAGTTTTCGCGAATCCCACAAGGTGCGACCCGATTATCGATCTGCGACTTGCCGACTTGACCAATTTGGAGACACCCGATGTGGCCTATGTAAGGAATACGATGCCAAGTATGGACCTACCACAAAGATAGCTGTATGACTCGCGCCCTGCTCATTCTCACGCTACTGTCCGGCTGTGCCGCCGTCCACTGCCAGCCCGTCAAGGACCGCGACACGGGGAAACTGGTGCTGACCGCCTGCTCCGCTCGCACGGGACCGCCGCTCATTGGCGAAATGCACCCGTTTGTGTATTATCCCAAGCAGACCCCGTGGACCATCATACCTGAGAATGCCAACCAGTCGGGGCTGAGTGAGTTGGGGAGTCCGGTAGGCGCGGCAATAAGTCATTTTCAATGGGGAGTAGGAGGACCATAGTATGAAACCAGTGGAACCACCAAAGCGAGAGGGTTTTGATCGGGTTGTATTTGCGAAGGATCAACGTGAATACATACCGCTTCCAGCCAACATTTCTCGCGATTTACATGGATCGGTCGAAACGCGCTGGCGATTGACATGGCGCGAATGGTTCAAACTCCTATTCGGAGCGGATGTCTATCTTAATATTTTGACATTTCGCAACCCTCTTCAACCGATTTTATTGACTGTGGGGGAACATCACGATAACAATACGAACGCGCACGATATAAGTGCAGCAAAGGCAGAAATAGCATGAAACATCTACGATGGCTGGTAATAGGGGCGCTGGCGCTGGCAGGTTGCAGCACCACGGCGCCTATCGTCACAGGCGACCGCGACTGTCAATCGACGTTCTCCAGTGTCGTAAGTTGGAACGTCAACATTAGTGGCTGCAACCAAGCTGACCGCGCGGCTGCTGCTGGCACCGTGGGCAGCGGGGCGTCTCACAACAGCGATGCGGGGAAGTAGGAGGACAGCAATGTTGAAATTATTTAGGGATGTGCGATTTAAGGGCGATTGGGAGTTAGATTATATCCATCGCAAATTTCAGCTACGGATCGGACGCTCTCAAATCGCCTGTTGGATAGGGGATGAACAGCGGCCATTGTTCAATTTTCTATTAAACGCGCATCGGTCAAATGGCACTTGCCTGTCTAGACCGCGATAATACAACCCGGCGGGGAAGTAGCGATGAAATCGAAACGACAACCAAAATCTGATAATAGCTGGTCCGCGATTCGAGCCGAATTATTGAAGCTCAAAGAAGAATTGGAGAAACGGCAGACCGCCACGGCGCTATGCCCAAATTGTGGGTTTTGCCCTCATTGCGGAAGATGGAATCAACCCGTCATTATTCCATTGCCCGCACCCGCGCCATCTCCGTGGGGACCGTATCCACCATCACCTATCTGGATGGACGATCCGAATGGTTCTCCGATTTTTCAGACTAACACTACTGGCGGCTCGGCAGATTCCAGCATCTTAACGTGGAATTGACAACAGCGGCGTGGGCAAGTAGGTGCGTATTTTCGATTTCATCGTGCGCACAGAGATTAAGCGCATCCATCGCAAGCGTCCTTTCGCCCGATGGTCCCGCTTCATAATCTGGCGCGGCGGTGTTTGGAAACTCGACGTGAAATACTGTGGCACGGAAGAGGAAATGGACGCCCGTGCTGCAATGGTAACTGGCGATAACCCGGCGGCCAAGTAGCCGCCCAAAAACAAGAGGATAGCCGCCTATTTGCGGCATGGAGGATAGAATGGCATCGTTTTTAACAGGGATAGCGAGTTTATTTGGGTCGAGCTTCTTTCAGGAAGCGGTCAATCAGATGCCCGCAATCGTGGCGACGGTTTATCAGGACGTGAAAGACCTGATCAATCCAGCCCCCACGAGTCCGGCTGAAGTTGCCGTTGCAGCCATGTTCAAGAAGGCCATCCCGTCAGGGACCGCCGATGTGCTTGCCAAGGTGAAGAACATCTACGGCGAAGCGGTTGCGGAATACCTGACCCAGAACAAGGGAGCCGACATGAATACCGCAGCGACGCAGAGCGGCATTCAGGCGCTCGCCAATGCGGGAGTTACGGCCTATGCGAAGAAGAACG